CAGCGCTCCGCTACCCGGTGGGGGAGTGGGTTGGACGCCCACTCGTGACGCTTCTGGCCGCGTGTATTTACCTGACCTATACAGATATACGTCTGTTAAATACAGTCTGTCAAATCAAAGGAAATCAGCCAAAAATACGGTATAACAACAAGTCTAATTTTAGCATTACCCAAAAAAGAAGGAGATAATAGAGTTTTACCTCCATTACCTCCTTTACAAGTTCCTGTTTTAGTAATATGATAAATACTACTTCGAGTACCTATCAAGAATGTTCTGAATATCCGACGAAACAACAGTAGCACCGGGAGCGGGAGCAGGAGCACCTGCGGCAGCTTCACGATTCTTCGGAGTATCATCCTTTGCAAGATGAATTGTTTCACCAGCTTCAAATTCAATCGACGGACTTTGACCGGGAATAACACGTTCAACAAATCCACGATTAACAAACGAAGGAAAAGCTAAAAACTTATGCGTGTTATAATCTGCAACAAGTTTCATAAACAGTTTCACATTCTTATAAATAGGATTTTTCTCATCATCACCAACGAGGAGATGTTTGAAATATTCAAAGAAAGCAAGATACTGTTCACAACGAACCTTTGCAGGAGCAGCATAATCGAGTCCCGGACACTTACCAGCATTAACCGGATAACCTTTAAGACCCTTAAACTGATTTGCGATATGACGAAGCTGTCCATATACCTGCTGAATAATATTAATAACAGTCTTTTCTTCAACAGGTTCGCCTTTCTTATTAAGAGTAGTAACCGGCTTAGCAGTAAATGTATAATAACGGTCTTTCGGATTTGCGTCAGTTTTACACTGCTTAAATTCGATAATAAGTACGGGGAATTTACAACCAGCATATTCCCATGTACTTTCGACACCTTTATCATCCAGCAGAGGTACTTCACGAATATCAATACGAACATCGTTAATCATACCCATACAAAGATTACCAAGTTCAGGGTCGGGCTTAAAAGCTAATCTCCGTTCAACAACCTCTTCTTCAAACATTAATGTTGTCGAACTAACTTTCGATTTACTTGTGTCTGCCATAATAATAATTAAAGTACTTTAAGTTATTAGACTAAAAAGAGGAGCTACTTATTCAATAACTCCTCTTTTTATAATGATAGCAAATGATAGATTTGTTAAATACTTTTAGGTATTAACAATTACAACTCGGCTTCCGGCTCGGCAGGAGCTACGGTTTCCTCTTCCTGCTTCTCGTCCTCCAGCGTTACCTCTTTCGGGTCTACAAGCACATAGACTTTCTCATAGATAGTATCACCAACCTCAACAGGAATAAACTCACCATTCTCGTCCTTAACTTCCTCAACACCATACTCAACTCGTTTGGTAGCAAGAACAGCAGTACACATCTTACCGTCACGGCCTTTCTGAGTTTCAACCTCTTCCATAAGACCCTTATCAGCAAGAACACGCTCACCTACGGGAGCAGCATCCTTATCCTGCATAAGCATCTGCGACCAAACACCAGCGTAATTAAACGACTGAGGACGACCAGTACCTTTCGTATTACCAGCACTTGCAAGTTTGCAACCCTCGCTACCTGCCGAAAGAGCAATAAAGAAACGCTCATTAATCGAATCAGCATTAGGCATAGCAAACATAACAACACGGTCACCATGACCACAACCAATAAGTGCAGAAGCCGAAGCATTCATCGTAAACTTATTCATACCACGAGCAGTAGTAATTGCCGGACGAATATCATTCGACGACTTCGTACCACGGTTTACAGCGGTCAGACCAGCAAGTTTAGCAGCAGAAAAAACAGACTTTTTCATAATTATAATTTGTTTTAATTTATGAATATTTTATGAATGATAGATTAATGATAGATTTGCATTACTTTATTCTGTAACAGGAACTTCTTCAAATTCAGTATCTTCAGCTTGACGGTTTGCAATAGATACAGCTTGATGTAATTCACTATCAACGTAAATTCCATTTAACTTATCACTTGCAATAATTCTACCACCAAGCATGATAGACATTTTAATAAGATGAGTTTCCGGATGGGCGTTCCAATTAGCTTTACCTTTACTTTCAGTACCGTCAGATTTAGTACCAACGTACAAACCTGCATCAATAGCTTGTTGTAAAGTATAAGGTATTGCAATACTCTCATCACCACGAGTAAGTTCTACAAGAGCTCGACGAGTAGCATACCTAATAATTGGAATTTTACCTTCTTGTACTTGTTTATCAATATAATCAGCAGTATGACCATCATTAATTACAACAAAATCATCTTTCGTTTCTTTGTTATAATCAACAAGTTCATTTGCAAGTTCCTTTTTACAATATCTATATATGTAAAAAGGTTTAGTTCCATCTTCAAGAATCTTACGTTTAATACCGGCATCCGTAAGGACTTTATTAACAACATGAATACCAGTATATACTATCTCTGCTTGAGAAGTACTAAAAACGTAAATGTTTTGCATAGCAGCCATAGGATTCAGTCCCATAGACCGCCCACGTTCAACTTTGATTGCTGCTTCCCTATCAAGTGCCTTACCAAATGTAACACTTACCATAGGAGTAAAACCGAGTTCATTACCTAACAGCAAACATGTAACAATCGCACTCTTATTAACTACAAGTTCACTCGTTCCATCTTCTTTCTGAACTTGCTCCTTAAATCCTTTATTAAAAACAGGACTTTGAGCAATCCAATCTGCTAATGCTTCAGCTTGTTCAAATGAATTAATTTGATTAACAGCTAAAGCAACACTTCCATTTTTACTTCTTGTATTAACAAGAGCACCACTCACATCTTCATCAGTCTTTTCGACTGGCTTCATTTGTGGTTTATCCATACGCAAATATAGTAATTATAATTGTACCACCAAAGAAAATAGCAAGAAATTAACCGAAAATTTCACTAATATCATTAACCCATATCGGAACATTCTCGGAATCTTGCTGACGCTGGATTAACTTCTGTTTGTCCCTTGACCTAACATCTTTATCACCAATTTTGAAATCATCAATGTAAAGATTAATAATAACACAATTCTTATTAGGATTCATATAATTATAAGTCTTACCTCGTGCGACACGTTGTCCATGAGTATTAGAATTACAACTACCACCAGTCGTTATGACTTGTTCGATATTTTCTATCGTTAAACCCTCGTTAAGACTTTGTGCAGTAAATAAATATTTATAAGTACCATTCTTAATCCCTTCAATAGCTAACTTTTTAAGAGAAGTTTTACCTAATCGTTTAGGTTCACCATTCTTATAAGTATATGGAACACCAGTTTCAGGATTAATTACATACCTACTTTCAATAGCACTATGAAAAGGAATACCGTCTTTACTGAAATAATCAGCTAAATCAGTAACCATAGCTATTGATTCATTAAAACAGATAGTAGGAACACTATTAGTTTTAAGAATTTCAATAACAGCATTAATTTTAGGTCTGTTATGAATTAAAATATCATTACGTTGTCTAACAAAGTCTTTGAACTTTTTAGCACGTTCGTAAATATTATCGGGATTCCAAAGATTATTAATTCGTTTATTATAATCATTATCGAGTGGCATATCACGAGTCCAACCCATTAATGAAGCTAACATATTACGAATAACAGTAGGTTTAATAAAAGTACTACTGCCATTTCTATCTTTATAATTATAACCAGTAAAAGATGCAAGAACTAATGCAAAATCACTGTCAAAAACTTTATTACGAAACTCTTGATTAATCACTTTATGTAATCCACCAAATGTTTCAAGAGTTTCAGAAATCATATCAGAATATTTAGCATATCTAATTTTGTCATGTTCATCGAGTTCAATAGCTAAATTATATTCTGTACTATTTGAAATCCAACCTTGCGATACAGCTTCAATTTCAGTAATTTTATCAATTACTGGAGCACCTAATTCATTAAGAATAGATAATTGATTTTTATTTAATGTAGAACCAGTAAGACATAGAATAAATTTATACTCTATATTCTTAATAGCCATGAGAGTTTCACCTTGTAATAACTTATGAACTTCATCAAGAATTAGTAAATCAACTTTAATAGGAAGCTTTCGTTCTATTTTAAGTTTATTTATATGATTAATAAGAGTATTACTACTCATTATATCAATCCATTGTTCTTTCGGACAAAATTCAGTAAGATTATCAGCAAGATTTTTAGTAGTTACAGCATTTGGAGCGATAGCCATAATTGTTCGATTAGGATTAGCTTTAACCAGCTTACCAACAATCATAGCTGCTACTCGTGTTTTTCCAAATCTCATTATAAGATTTAGAGTACCTCGACCTTTGGCATCACGCCATTTATTACAAGATATTTCTTGTCTTTCGGACTTATCCATACTCTAATATCTCCAATAAACAGTAGGAGCATTTTCACGTTTAAGTCTTTCAATACAATCCATAATATATTGTGTTAGCATTTCACAATTACCAAAGTGCATTTGAAAAAGCATTTCCTTTTGTAATTCCTCTACTGTTTTACCATAACAAATTTCATCAAATTCGTGCATAACACATCAATCACAATCACGCTTTACAATACCACCATCATGACTAATATATCTCCATTGATAACCATAAGCAGTTTTAGAATTACCTTTAGGAGTACAAGCCTTAACAATAGCGTAATAAGCGTGTTTAGGATTTGTTTTTTTTAGCTCAATAGTTAGAGCATTAGCAGCGTCTTTAGTAGAAGCATAAGTAGTTATATACTTTCCCTCTCTTGTAAACTTAGCTACACGCAAACCAACTCTGTGATTTTTAACATTGACTGGTTTAATATCAGCTATTACAAGATTATCAACTTCATGATATACAAGGTCACCATTCATATTAGTATTTTATTAAAAAGGTAAATCATCTCCATTTTCTATTGCACGTTTATATTCCTCTTCACTTGAAAAACCATACATACCCCAGATAGTATTGTTAATAGGAATGTCATTAGCAGGATTAATAAACGATACATTGTCATCTTCAAAATCAACTTCAAACAAACCATCTTCTTCAGGACTTTCAATAGGCTCTAAATGTTTATTATTAGACATAGCACCAAATAAATCACCTTGAACCGCAACCATACCAGCAGTTTTCTTATTTTTACCATATAGAATCTTAGCGCATTCTTTTTTATAATAACTAAAATCTATATGATAATCATCTTCCTCAACATAATCGTTAAAAGGACGAACACTACATTTAGCTACAATTCGATTAATTTTACTTGGTTTATTTTTATCAATTTTTATAATAGTTCCACTACAATATGATACATCAGCAATATAGAAACGATTAGATTTTTGAAGTTCTTCATCGTGAAGTTCACCGTTTACAATACTACGATATATAATATTGAATTTAGCATCAGTCTTTTGACTAATACAATAATCATAAATAGCTTCTTTACTACTATGAATATGATTTTCTATTGTATCAGCATAAGGAACATTATATAAAAGAAATAGGTTAAGAGCTTTTGGAACAACTGGATAAGCATAACCTTTATTAAAAGCAATAGTTTCAATAAAAAGACCTTTACGTTTAACATAAATATCTTCAAGTTCAGCTATTGCTTCTGGCGTTTTATCAATCAATTTATCATAAGCATCTTGAAAACCTTCTTTAACAGCAATATAATTATTTACATCATTACGAAAATATTTTTCATAATTAGTAAATTCAAGTTCAAAATTGTTATATTCTTGCCACCAATCACAACAAGCTTTATAATCAGCTTCTTGTTCAGGTTTAATGATACAAACAATACCATCAGTATTAGCAGATATAACTTTAATACCTTTGAGTTCCAGTGCTTCAATAAGCATCAAAAGACAAAGTTGTAGATTTATAGTAACTTTATAAGTACATTTAGGGTCATAAAGATAATCATTTATATCTCTAAATGCACCATACATTCTGTTGATAGCAATCTTAAGACCTTCAGCCTTAATTTTATGACGTTTACTTTCTGCTAATAATTCATGATATTTAGTATTTAATTCTTCAGCATCAACTCGATTTTGATTTTTAGCAATTTGATATTCATTTAATACTTTCTTAGCTTCTTTCATTAATTTACTGCTAAGATGTTTAGCTTCAATTCGACTATCTTTTGTATAACCGACAGTAGCTCTGAAAGGATTTCTTTCAAGATGTTCGGGATAAACATCATAACTAAGAATACCATTAGGATAGAAACTACTAACATCCGCATCACGTAAACTAAATCCATCTGCAATTATTAAACCCGGTTTATCTTGACTATGTAAACCACCTAAAGCCATAGTATATACCGCATCACCAAATTGAAATTCATGCTTAAATTTATCTTCATCTTTTGTACTACCTACAACAATAGTAGATTGTGCAACAGTACGAAGTAAATCGTTAAGAATTTTAGTTTGAAATTTAAGTTTAGGACTTAATATACTGGAAACTTTAATTTTCCATCTATCAGTCTTAGCATCCATAAAATCTTTTCTATCAATACCGCTAAACTTCTCATAAAGAGATGTAGTAATAGCTTTACCAATAGAACTTCTTGACATATTACGGACATCAATTCCAAACTCTTCAGATATATCTTCTCGTAGTTCAATTTCAGCCTTTTGACTACGTTCCAGTTCTAATGTAATAAGAACATCATTTACATTATAATCACAAATATCATAAATATCCTCTTCTCTAATTCTACAATTATAAGCAATCGGTAGATTCTGAATACGATACCATTTTAAGCAAATAGCAACTTGTTTAAGACTGGTATAAGTCTTATCAAGATAAAGAATCTTTTGAATATCATAATCAGTAAAAGGACGTTTGTAATATTTCTTGAAATTAAGTAAACGACTATATCCTTTACCAAAATCTACACAAGCGCAACTATGGTCATATAGAATTTGTGTAATATGTTTACTTTCTTTCTTATTAAAACCTTTTACATCAAGATATTTATAATTATTAATAAAAATATCCAACATAATTTTATCATAATTATTACTGTTATAACCAGTAAGAATTTTATGTTGAATAAAGAAATCCATGATAAGTGGCCCATCATTTCTCCACTTACCAGTAGTATAATCAATCCAAATAACAAATTGTTTAGCACCCATTGCTAACAACAATTTAGCCTTTGCTTCTTTCAGTTCTTCAAGATTACCTTCTTTACCATTTTTAATAGCAAGACATCTTATATCAACAGTTTTATAAACGTCGATAAGTTTTTGGTCTGCTGTTTTAGGTATAAAAGTAACTTCAAATAGATTAGGATATATCTCTACATCATATTCATAAGCATTATTCATAATAATACTACTTTATCTGTAATAACGATATTCTTTACATAATTCAGCAAATATGTCACTAATTAAATTAAAAGATTTAACATATTCTGAATAACATTTGTTACGCATAATATAGGCTGGTGAATATATAGGAATTAATATAGCATCATTAAACCTAACTGGTTTATTAACAACTGATGCCATACTTTTATATTTTTCTTCTTTAAGGAACTGATAAACAAATTGTCCAACAGCAACAATAATAGTAGGTTTATATTTCCTAATAGTTGCTATAAAATTTGGATAACAAGTTTCAGCATAATGTTCAGTTGGTTCAGCACAAACACACTGAATAAGAGTTGATTTAATAGTCCAAGCAGTTAGTTTATAATCATTAATGAATTGACTAACTATTTTAGTTGAACGACCATTAAATATAGTTTGAGTTTTATAATCTGTAATAGTTGGTGTATCACCAACAAACATAATAGTACGCCTCAAAGTGGGCGTGCAACCTGCTCTCCCACCGGGTATTCGTCGATTAGCAATAGATAAATAACATCTTTCACAAGCATTACACATAATATTAATACTATTAAAAATATCAGATGAAACAGTCTGATTAATAAGATTATGTTTAATACTTCATAATAACACTTTTGCGAGCACGAGATAGAGCTACATACATAAGTTTATTACGAATATCAATATCATTTTCTCTACGACCAAATCTCGTATTTTGGAAAACAATATCTGTCAAATCTATTGCTACATTATCGAAAGTAGAACCTTGTGTTTTATGAACAGTCATAGAATAACCATAATCTATGTCTTTATTAATCCACTTGGTTCCTTGAATAGTTTCAATACTGAATTTAAGATTTGTTAAAAAACGATTCTTAAACTTATAATAAACATACCAACCATGTTGAACACGATTAGCTGCTCTATTATAAAGATGTGTTAGGATTTCCTTATATTTAAGAAACGAAGCATCTTTTGTATCTACGATAAGAAATGGTTGAGTTATATGGCCATCATACATAGATTTAAGATTAACAGCAAATGTTTTAATACCTTCATCACTAATATAAGGTCTAATATCTTCAAGAATATAGTCTTCACTATTTAGAATAATTGGTTCCTTAAACTCATCAACAATAGTATTATAAGATAATACCAAATCGTTAATATGAATTATATCAGCATCTTTACCAACTATACTATTACGAACAATACTATTCCAATCAGAAACAACTTTATTCGTATAAGCAGTAATTCTAAAATGGTCTATATTCTTATGAAATGTATCTGAATTAAATTCATCAATAAGTCTTTGATTAAACATAGCTCGTGGAATAATTTCATAACCAATTCCATCTTGTATATTAGACCTATTTCGAACTATATAATTCAAAAAAGTATTTGTTTGATTTTTAATATCATCTCTTAAAAGACTAAACAGTTCAAGAAGCGGATTACCTTCTTCTTGCCGTACAATATCAGTAAGAACAACTTTATTCTTAACAGTAGCAAATGTTAAAGATATTTCTTCATTTACAGGTGGTAGCTGAAGAGAATCACCAACATAAAGAATCTTAACATTATAAGTAGTAGCACGATTTCGATTAAGTTGGAATAAATCCTTATTAATCATAGAACATTCATCAATCACAACAAGATTATAATTTTGTATCTTGCTTGGATTAAGAGGGTCAAATTGAGGATTCTCAATATCAAAATTCTGTAAATCAATATTAGGTTTAAGACCATGCAAACTATGCAAAGTCATACCTTTTCTACCTACTTGAGATTCAAGAACTCGAAGAGCTTTGTGTGTAGGAGCTGTAACAGTATAAGACTTATTAACAATATTATCGAGAAAATATCGAAGAATATAAGTATTATGAGTTATAATAAAATCTTTTGTTACAAAAAGTTTATTATTACCTTCTACTGCAATGCATGTAGTATCAGATTCATAATCTAATTTAACAATAGATTTAATATAAATATGGTCATTATATTTAGTAGTCTTAGACTTATAAGAATTATATTTATTCAAATGTTTTTTACTACTAAAAATAATATCGTTTGTTAAGATATGAATATTATAACAAATATTTGTATCACGTTTATCTTCATATACTGTAACAATATATCCTAAACTCCTACAAAGATATACAAAATCATCTTTAAGTTGTTTAGATATAGTATTAAAACTAAATCTATTCTTTTGACCTACACAACCATCAGAATCCATTAAACCTTTAAGGAGTTCTTGTCTTTGTTCAATAGAACTTTCAAGATATTCAGTAGGAATATATTTATCAATAGATTTACATAATAAATTATAATCTTTTAATTTATCATTAACTATTTCAACATCACCATTAAATATAATATTAGTATAATTTTTATCAGAATGCCATCTATAATCAGCATTATCTAATAATTTAGCAACTTTTATAATAATATCTTCTTCATCAGAAGAAATTTCAATTTGATTTCTATAATTAACATACTGAGTTGTAAGACAACCATCACCAAGTAATATACCTAAAACATAAGGTGGTATATTGAATGATTTATGATTACCAATAATAGGAGCTACTGGGATAGCATATTTATATCCTATTTTATCAATATATAAATTATCAGAATCATTAAACAATTCTAACGTAGAAATAGTTTTAGAATATCTTAAATTATCACCGCTTATTCTATGATAATTTTGCAACATTCTTTTAGTACGAATTTGCCATAAATGATTCTCATCACATATAATAGTTCGTCCATCACTAAAAGTAATTTCATATAAAGGTCTTTTACCTTGAGGATATACACCTTTTACCTTTTGAAAACCTTCATACGGAGTAGCAACTAAATCTCCAATTTTAAGAGATTCAATAAAAGTCCAACCTTTGTTTGTAAGAACTGGAGTACCATTTAATAAAGCTTTGCCCGTACCAGCATAACCTTCAAGTGTACATTCAAGTTCATTACTAAAATACCAATCAGATAGTTTGTCAATAGCCTGCTGTTGTCCCGGATATAATTGCGAATAATCGCCCGTGGCGGCCTGTTTTGGCCTCGCTGACGGCTTATTTTTGTTTGCCTTAATACTTGTAAGGTTTTTCAATTTATCTGCGTCCATATCGGCTAAAATGCAGTGTTTTGAATATACTCAAATGCCTTACTAATAAGGGTTTCATAATGATTATTACTTATTTTATAAGTTTCAGGAGTAGGACAAACAAATATTACATCTTGTTTGTCAGTAGTTCGATTAACATAAGCTCTAACACCCATAACATTAGGAGTTGTAATCATAACAATATCGTAATTCTGTAATAAAAACTCGAATATTATTATGAATTGTAGCGATAAGTCTAACTTTGTAAAAAAGTATCCGGGGTCATATCCTCGTTTCTTCAAATATTGAAGTAATTCCGGCATGACCACCGAATACTCTTTAATTGCGTCGAGAAGCATAATATTTTGGACTTAATCTTTTGAAAACTTTTTCGTTTCGATTATTAATACGTTCCATATCAAGTTTTCCTACTCCATTTTCAAGAGTAATCCAAATCTTCATTTTAGGAACAATAAGTTGCCAATACTTTTTCAAGTTTTCAATATCAGCTTCAGCAGCACTAAAAGGACGAATCGTAAACCAATCCCAATGTTCATTATCAGGTGTGCTAAATGCAAATGTAGCTTTCTGATAATCCTCATTTGTTATATCAATAGGGTAACGTTCATTATCAACAATTCCATAAAACCTATTATCATAAAAAAACACCTCACACTTTATAGCATGAGGTGTCATATTTGAAGTTTTACTTCTTGTTCGATTAGTTGAATCTCTATTGATATTAGCTTTCTTTACAGGAACAAGTCCTTTAAGTTTACTAAAATCCATTTACCGACCACAACGAGAACATAAACTATGAAGCATCTGTATAGTATTGTCATTATGAAGTTTTGTAAAATCTTCACGTTTACACTTAACAACAGTACCACTGGTATTAAGTTTAATTTGGAACCAATGAGAATCTTTATCAAACTTCGTAACAACACCAACTCTATCATCACGAGAATAAAGTTGATACCTGTCTACAACAGAAAGACTTGAAATCTCAACAACTTCATCAACAACAGTACGAGTAAGAATAGTTTCAAATGCACCTTCATATCTGACTTTTACACCAGCGAACAGTGCATCACGAAGTGTTTTATATTTTCTATCCTCTTCGGGAACATCATCTCCATAAGGAATCGTATCATACAAACCGCGAATGATTCCACTGAAATCACTATGAATAATCGAATAAGTTTTTGTAATAACTTTATCCTCTTGTTCAGTAGTAACTTCACCGATAAGTTTTGCAACTTTCTTAGAAGCATCAGCGATAGATAATACTTTACCATTATCAAGATAAACTTCGCTACGTTGAGGTACAACCTTTTTAACAGTAGAAAATTCACCTTCATCAAGAATAAAGTATCCAGCACGAGGTTTAGTTTCAATAGTAATAACTTTTAAGTCAAATGTCATAGCACTTATGAAATTTTAATTTGTTTAACTTTTACATCCATTTCTAATTGTCTTTCTACTTTATCTTTACAAATCTGAACTAAATAATTAACATTATCATTGTAAAGAACAGTATCACGTTTTAGGGCTATTTCAAGACTATCGGTAATAGATTTACCACAATAATCTATTTCGTATTCAACTTTAACCCTAACTATATGTGTAGCAGGAGTTAATTGACTTTCTAATATCCAATAATTCTTAGTACCAATCTTAACTAATACTTTAAGTTCATTGGATGAATTATCAACATCAATAACACGACCATATCTACCTTTACTGGTTACGACTTGTTGGCCTACGTTTATCATTCTTCTTATTATAATTTTGATTGTTATCTTCTCGAAGATTTCTATTAGGTTTAGACTTTCTATTATCTCTGTTATCTTTCGGATTAAGATATTTGTCTATCTGATTAACATTGAGTTTAGGCATAAACTATTTACGACTAATAAAAGTTAAACAATCATTTGTTTGATATACACTTTCTGTAATCATGGTTTTAGTCTTATCACATTCATAATAAGTCTTTCGTTCAGTTCGTGACTTATACGAAGTTTTACTTTTACAATACTTACAAGCTCTGCAACTATGAACTTGTATAATAGGTTGCTTACTCATACCATAATGTTAGATAGTTTTAATTTGTATTTAATTAAGAGTTAATTTAGTAGCAATTTAAGTCGGCTTCGCTGCTGGGCTTCGCCCAGCGCTCCGCTACCCGGTGGGGGAGTGGGTTGCACGCCCACTTGTCGCGCGGGTTTCGTCATTATTAAAAAGACAAGAACGAGGAGTACTCTCGTTTCTTGTTCGTTGCTCGTCAGCACTAACAACAGCATTACTAAATGAACGTGTTGAAACTCACATAATATTATTCCGCTTGGCGCCAGCGTTAGCCTTATGAGTATCCATAAGTACTGTCACATTTTTAACTCGCATATTTTTGACAGCTTTGTATGCAAGATTGTGTACTCGGATTGGTACACTCGCGTCCATCATTTGGACACTTGTAGCGAAAGCGGGAGTTGAACCCGCACGACCATTACTGGTCACAGGATTTTAAGTCCGGCGTGTCTACCATTTCCACCATTTCGCCTTAAACCTATTATTTAATTTACGTTTGAGTCTTTTATAGGAGTAATAGCTTTAACAACTATTTGTCTATCAAGCTCAGCATCTGCTAATGTTTTAGCTATAATAGGAATTGAAACTCCATTAGCATACATGATTGTAAAATAATACGGATACAATTTAGCATGAGGATTGTTGTCATTAGCCATAAGAACTTTACTAACAACAATAATCGGAAGAGCAAAATCATTAGCTAAAACAGTTCCAGAAGGTAGAGTGATTAAAGTCATAATATTATATATTAGATTAGAATTTACATGAAAAAGAGTACCACTATTATCACAACAGAAGTACTCCGAGATGTCCATTTCAAAACATCAACATTTGGAACACAACAATCCCAATGTGAGCCGTGTGTAGGATTCGAACCTACAACCTGCTGATTACAAGTCAACTGCTCTACCATTAAAGCTAACACGGCGTAATTATAGATAACCAGCTGGACTTGCACCAGCCTAAAATACAGTTAAGCCTCGACTTATGTATCACCAAGCACATGGTTGGTTGCATTTATATCTCTGCCATGATTATCTATAATAGTTGAACTATCAGGATTCGAACCTGAAATCTGAGAACCAAAATCTCATGTGTTACCATTACACCATAGTTCAAGAAAACAAGTTGTAAAAATAGTAGTTTAATACTGGATTGCCTATCGAGGATTTCTACTCATTACACATTTTATTATGATAATGTATTTACAACTTGTTATATTAATTTGTTACTTATTATTCTTGTGAATAAGCGTTACACGATATACAGGCCGACATTTATTACGTTCATCACCATCGACTACGATAGTTTGAACATGACTGATTTTACGACCTTTTCCCATTTTACCAACTTTATTATTTTCGTTAGCACGAGTGATAATGTAAGGCATAGTTCTTGTGTTTGTTTGTTTATTATTTATGATTCAAATATAATAATTATATATGGTATGACCAAACAAATCTTAAAATTTATTTTGCATCATCATATATAATAGTGAGTGAACCATCAGATTCCTCACGAGCTTTAATTTTATTAATAACTTGATTAATGACAATAGTTGCAATAGCCATTTTGTCTTTTTCCAATGTTACAGGACAATAATCAATTAGTTTACGATAAATGTATTCAATTTGTTTCTTAAATATACTTGTAACTTCGGGTTCAAATCTATGAATATTATCGTAAGCCTTTTGATTAATAACAAATAGGATATACAACTGTTTATCATCAAAAATAAGTCTATCTTCGATTTCTTTAACAACATCCAAAACCATTTGACCAGCATCTTGCTGACTTGTTTTGAAACAATTAATATTATCACAATTAATTCTATCGAGAACTTCTCGAACAATATTATAATAATACTTAGTTGAATGTCGATAACGTTTACCAAAGATATTAACAACTTCTTCAAGAGCAAAAAACATAATATAACAATATATCATCGTCAGATTTGTCATCAGAATAATATCATTATATATGCCTCGTTTCTTAAAATCTTTTTCTTGTTCAGTAGTCACATTTGGTTAATTTGATTTTTTAACAGCTCTGATAACACTAATCAAACAAATTATTACAACAATCATAATTAAAATAACACTACCAGTATCTTCCATACGAGCTTGACTTTTCTGTTTAATTAGATTATCGTAATATTCTGAACTTAAATTAGGATTAATAGTTCCAACACCTAATTCTTTTTCATATTTAGAAATATCGAATTTTCTTACAGCAGATAATGCTGCACCTCGTGCGTGTTCAGGTTCTACACTTGGAAATACTATATTAGCACCAACACCTTCAGGAGCATTTTCGACACGAGTCATTGTTGGATTAGGGTCTTCGAACTGAATAACACAATCTTCTAAATTTGGCATAATTTACATGACATAAATAACAATTCGAGTAATATAAACTTGTCTTCCAGTAGGTTCAGTTTCAGTTTTAAGAATATATTCTTTTCGACGAACTACATATCGAACATTATTGATTTCAATATAATCGTCACGACTAACATTAATATCACTTTGTATAGGTAAATTAATAATAGTACCTTTTGTTTCAGATATAATTTCACATAATATAGTTTTGATATTATTAATAATAAGAGTTATAATAATAATTTCGTGAGTAACGTGACAAGTGGGCGTGCAACCTCCTCTCCCACCGGGGAGCGGAGCGGCTGGGCGTAGCCCAGCTGCGTAGCCCTCTCCAGTTGCAACTTATTTTTTATTAGCTTTTCTATAAGCATCACGAAATTCTCGAACAGTATCAGCGAATGATTTACGATAAATACGCCGACGTTCTTTACAATAGTAAACGACTTGTGCGATACCGTTTACTTCTTTAACAGATACAATTAGTTTAGCAGTCATATGATTAACAGTTTATACTCCAATAGCAATACCAGTTAGGAAAGCTAATGAAATAATTATATAAATAATACCAGTGAGAGTTTTTGATTCATCACCGTCAATACATTTGCAAAAGCCTATTAGACCTACTAAACTCCAAAAGACTATTGCTATTATTTTCCATATCATAAATTAATACTGATTATGAATCATTGTATCAATTTTACAAGTATTTTCAAGATAATCGAGATATTTATGATATGAACTTTCACTTGTAAAACGATAAGAATATTGATTATGGTCTGTTTTAATATCAACAAGATGTCCATTATCATCTAAATAAATAGACTCAATAGAATACTTATTAATATAAACATCCCCCAAACATACAAAATCGTCTTGAAGATCATCATTAATAGCTTTATCAATTGCTCTATCTTTGGCCTTATTATAGGTATAAGTAATAGCGGAAATAATAAAGCAAATGATGATACAAATGCAAGGAAGAAAAAACATACTGTTCGACATAGTTATTTTCAATTAATAGTTACTGATTTTATTAGTGATTTTACAAATGTAATAGATAATATATTTAAAGGTAAATTTCTTACATCTATTACTTCGATTAACATTCTGAATTTATCTGTTGAATTAAGTCTTTCTTCTAATGAATTATATCTTATTTCAATTCTTATTACTGATTTTGTCTTAGTAACTTGAATTATTTTTGTAGATTCAGTATTTTTAAATTCTATTTTACGTCCTGATTTTAATTCTAAAATTACTGAATTTGATTTTGATAACATAATTATTTACATTGTAAAATGCGTTATAATTGAACCAATAAATAAAAATAATAGTACAAAAGATACTATTTTAATATTTTTATTTACTGATTTGAATGTTGATATTTCTCGTTGAAGTTTATCAATGTAAGATGATTGTCTTTCAAGTCGGTCATTTAATTCTTCATTACGAGATATGAGAGCTTGTACTTTTTCTGATATTTCACGAGTTTGTTCTGTTGCTTCTTCAATAATTTTAGATTTTCGTAAACTAAGAAGTCTTATTTCTGCATATTGAAGAATAAATTCTCGTGATGTTGTACCTAATACAGATGTTTCTATCGAACTTAATACATCATAAATATCTTCGATAGCTAATGTAGGAAATTTCTTATATAATGCCATCATATCAGGCATTGAAATATTACTCATACCTGCAATGATTGTTCGTTCTAATGCAGATACTTTTCGTTTAGGAGATTCTGTTGTGTTCATAGTTGATTAAATTAATGAAATGAGATATTTTACAAGTAATACAATCCAATATCCTGCGAATAAGAATATCAGAAATGATGCTTGTAGTTTTTCTGTTAGTGTAAACTCTGGTTCACCAGTTATGTCTACTGAATTTCCTACTGTTAATTTAACAAACAAATAGGAAATAATAAATCCAATGATAGCACAAGTCATGATAGTTATGATGTTAAAACTATTATAATTAATAATGAAAATAAATAATATAAAAGTAAAGAATAAATAATTACAATTAATATTACAAATTCTATTACAATTACAATGTCAATTAATAATGAAAATCGAGATGATAAAATGAATGAAAAAGATGAAGAAAGAATTTAGATAAATAATATTACAAATTTTATAACAAATGATGATGAAAATATTATAAATGTAATATAAAGAAATCATAATAATAATGAAAAAGAAAAAGCTATAACAAAATCTATTAAGATTGTTATTACAATTTCAATAGAAAATAAAAGACTGAAAATTGTTATAGTTATTATTATGAAAATAAAAGATAATGAAAATGTAAAAATTAATAATCATAATAATAAAAAAGAAAATGTAAAAATTATTATAATTACTATTATGAAATCAATAATTACAATGATTGGAAAAGGTAAAGAAAATTAAATTGAAACTATTAAGAACAAAATAAATAGAAAAGATAAAGAAAATATTATAGATAAAAGTATTAGGAAATTATTAAGAATAATTATAGAAAATCAAATTGAGATTGTTAAGAACAATAAAGATATAAAAAATGATAAAAATATTAAAGAAATAATAAAAAGAATGATATTAAAAATAAAAATGAAAATATTAATATAAAAAATATTATAAATGATAATGAAAAATGATTAATAACAATTATAGGAAATCAAATTGGGAATGTTAATGATAAAATGAATAGAGAATGTTAATGAAAATAATAATGATAAAAATATTATAAATGAAAATAGAAAAATTAATATAAATGATATTGTAAGATTGTTAAGAACAATTATAAAGAGATTATTTGCCTAAAATTAGAGATTCTGATAGTGGAAATGATAAAGATAAAAGTGGAGATAATACCTCCGCAACTAATTATCATTTTCGTTTCAATTCTTTCATTACATTTATATACACTTTTTCTATATCATTTCTTATATCATTTTGTATTAAATTTTCTAATAAAATCATTCGTGTTTCAGATGTTCCTACTACTTCTTTAATTTCTCTTAATTCTCGTATTAAAATTCGAAATTCATTTTCTCTTTCTTTTTGTAGATTTACAAAATGCACAATAATAAATCCCGTAATTGTGATAATTAATAACACAACATAACACGAAATTAATATCGTTTGTGGAATAGTAAATCCTATTTGTTCTAATGGTAAACCAAATGCGATTAATGATTCAATTAGAACTAATGCTATAAATCCTAACCATTTCATAGTTTTAATAGTGTTGGTCGTAATGAAACTTAAAGTGTTGGTCGTAATGAAACTTGTAATTTACGAAAAGAATGACGAACATCATTACGATGTTCGCCATCCTTAACGTTAGTTGTTTAGTGTGTTACCGGAAGAGAAAGCAACGTATTTCGGTCTTCCTCGTTAGCCATATTCGGAACACGTCCGAACATCAAACGGAAAGTTTCGACACGATATGCCATATCACCGGCAGCGTTTGCGGCTCCGTTGATACGATTAATCGCGGCGCTCTTGAAATCCGTATCTTTGTACTCCTTGCCGATAGCCTCAACTATCATTGTTCCAGTAGTACGATAGGGAACGAGTTCGCCCGCTTTGTACTCTTTGCCGTCCACCGTAACGGCCTTCTTGGTCTTGTAACCCCATTCGCCCGGCTCGCCTTTCGGTATTACTCGTAATGTCATTTCGTAATACTTGGGCGGATTTGTAAGCGTGTTTAATTCTTCTACCATGTTTCCGGCATTATCTCGTTCGGCTGTTTCCTCGCTAATACAAAGGCACGAAAAACCGAACATTTTTGCCCTACTTTCTGTGATACTCAACGGTGTGTCAAGTTTCGCACCGCTTTCGGCATCAAATGCACGCAAGAATACGACATTATCGGTATTCTCTTTACCATTAATTGCCAGCGGTTTAGTTTTACCACTAATACGTACAACTTTAACGATAGTTTCAGTTGCTTCTTTGATTTGCTTTCCCATAGTTGAATTTGATTTAATTAGACTATTCAGGAAACGTTTATTTTTTTCTTTCCTGCAATCTCAAGCGGGGGGCTTCGCAAACCCTTGAATGGACGGGGCAGTTTCATTAGGTACTTCCACAATATAAACATTTATATTATTTCCGATACCCATAATAAAACTCACACATTCGTCATTAAAATTATCTATAAAATTTCCTTTATCTATCATTATAAAATTACTAAAATATATAAAATATTTATCTTTATCATCATTATTTGTATAAATACTTTTATAATCATTAATATTTTTATTATTTTTATCTTGAAAATAATCATTAAAATCATTTTGAAATTTATAACAAATACTTATATTATTTTCTATACCTTTGTAAACACTTTCATAATTATTAAAATCTTTATTCTTTATATTATCATTTCATTCAATCTATAAATCTTAAAAACCCTTAATATTTTTATCACTATTGTAATATCTAAAATTATCATTTTTATTTTTACATCTTTTATTCATTTTAAGATTCATAAGTTTATTATAAACATTCGTATTATTTCCGATACCTATAAAAATACTTATATTAATATCTAAATCATCATTACAATCATCTCTATCAATATTCCTAAAAATCCGAAAAGAATCTATAATTTAATTATCTTTATTTTTAACATTTTGAAAATTCTCATATAAATAGTAATATAAATTTCAATATCCTTATCTTTTATATTATCACAATAACTATTAAAACTGTTAAAAATTTCATTATTATTTTCTTAATTTTAAGAATAACTTTTATCAATATTAAAAATTTCATTAATTTCTTTATTAAAATCTCTATTATTTTCATTAACATTTTCCTTAATTTTTGAATTAATTTTTAATGTAATTTCAATATTACTTGTGATTTGACCTGTAAGATTACCTGTAAAATGACCTTTATCTTCACTAAAATCTACAATTTTTGCATCATTATTTTCCGTAATTTTTGAATAAATTTTTGAATTAATTGACCATATACCTATATATAGTAATAATATTACAAGTAATATTATTACAAATAATGAATATATAATATATATACAAATTCCAACTCGTAATTCAGAAACTATATAAAATAATCACGTAATTAATAACGAATTTAATAACGAAAAAATTAGTTCAAAAATTAGTGATTTTAGTAGTGCAACTAGTCAAGATACTAATGTCGCCAAAATTGATTCTTTTGGTGGGAAAACTGGTAATGCAAAAAGTGGTAAACTTTGAAGAGCTTTTAATAGGGATTTTATTAGTTTTAACTTGTGTACTCCCGGTGGGAGAGTAGGTTGGACGCCCACTCGTGAGGTCTTATAATCGCTAATACTGTAATTACTATTAGACTTATTGATAATTCTGCTTCTGATAGTGATAATTTTATTAATTCAGTTTGAAATTTATTTAGATTTACTTGCACGGGATAAGATTATATTATATATTTGTACTCGTAGTTATAATAATGTAAATCCTAAACAAAGTAAAACTATGGAAACAAAAATTGCATTTAGTCCTCGTGGTAACAAAGTTCTTCTTCGTGCAGATTTTGAAGTATCTACTCTTAATATTCTTAATAACGAGGAGATTAATAAGATTCCAGCTAAGGCTTATACAGTTATGGCTATTGCAGAAAATGTCAAAGGTCTTAATATTGGAGATAAAGTAAAACTGGAAAACGGTTGTATTCCTACTCTTATTCAAATGCCGGGCGATACTCAAACACTTTCAGCTAAACAGAAAGTTCACCGTGAAGGTAAATCTATCATTGGTGTTGGAACTGTTAAGTTTAGTGAGTTTGTTCTTGTAGATGAATATTCTATCGTAGGTGTTTGGATTGAATCTCCTGCCGTTAATAATTAAACTATGCTTAATCCTTTTGTTTATGATAAGTTAGTTCCTTTCGTAGATGAACGTATTGAAAAACATCTTAAACCTTATGTTCTTCGACGACCTGCTTCTTATAAACGAAGTGTTGCAGCTTGGGAAAAGTTAAGACCTAACCAAAAGGCGAAAGTATTAGAGTTACTGGAAAGAACACAAAAGGATAGTATTACCAAAGCTATGATGCGAGGAGATGAAGTTGTTAGTGTTCCTCGTGTTGGTAGATTTGAATACAGTCCAGCTAAATTCTTTAAGAAAACTCATGCTGAGGAACTTGAAGGTTTAAGTCGAGAGGAACGTAAAGCAAAGATTATTGCTTATCATATTGCTAATCGTCGTAGACGTAGAACTGCCGAAGAAGATGGGAAGAAAATGCGTTTCAGAAAAGATTTTACCAAAGGGTAGAATACTGTACTTTAATGAAGAGGAACATAAGTACACAGATGATTTAGGTAATGGTTACATATCTGTTACTACTCTTATTGGTAAATATACACAAGAATTTAAGAAAGAAGAAATTGCCGCAGCGTGTGAACGTATAGGTAAGAATCCTCGACATCCAAAATATCAAAAATATAAAGGTAAAACTAAGAAACAAATTCTTTGGGAATGGGAACAAGAAACTATTAAAGCTTGTGATAAAGGAACAAAGAAACATAATTACCTTGAAACTGCTATTAAGACTTGTAACGGATATAAGCTGAACGCTAATGGTTTTATCAATGATAGAATCTATACGATAGATGATATTGTTGGTAGTCATAAATACGGTAAGCTAAATCTTGAATATTTTGTTAAGACTGGTATTCGAGAAAAGTATCCTGATATATTTAGTCTGATTGCTGCTCTTGTTACGAAAGGTTATCATATCTACGCTGAAATTGGTGTTTATGATAGTCAAAATCTTGTTTCCGGTCTTATTGATATTCTCTTAATTCGTGATAAGGAATTTATTATTTTAGACTGGAAAACTAATAAGGCTCCAATTAGATTTGAAAGTGGTTATTATGATAAGAAACTTGATGGTACACTTGACCTCAATAATTTTATTTATAAAGAGGAATATTTTGGTGCACCACTTGACCACCTTGCTGATAGTATAGGTAATCACTATGCAATGCAACTTTCTACTTATGCTAATCTTGTTGAGAGTTGGGGTTATAAAAATGTAGGAATTATTCTTTGTCATATTAGAACTATTCAGAATCAATTTCAAGACGAAAATGAAGAAGATGAGGAAGTCGTAGAAATGTATGATATTCCTTATCTTAAAAATGAAGTCGAAATGATGATTGCTGATTATTCAAGTAAACATATTTATAAAACTGCTAAAACACTTTTTTAAACTATGAAAACTATTAAGATTTATTATATAGATACTCGTGGTAAACTTGCAGTAAATCTTATTAGGATTTTTAATAGTAATTATCGTGGGCAACTATAAAATTTAGTTTGGACGATAGAAATGTTATAAGTGATGTTACAAATGGTGTCGCCAGTGGGCGTCCAACCCACTCCCCCACCGGGTGAGGGTGCGGAGCACCCGAAAGGCCGAGCGGAGCGAGGCCCACACAAGTTACAAAAAGTATTACAAATATGAAAGCAACTAAGGAATCAAAATATAACGCATTATTTAATAAACTTATTGATGTAAATGATTTACCAAATAGACTTATTGAAATTGCTAAAGATTTAGAATATCCTATATTTAGGAAAAATGATAAATATCCTATTAATCTTAATATCTGGGGTATTCGTTCTAAAAGTACTTGTACTAAACATTATAACGATGTTATTGTAATGTTTTATGAACGAGATTTTAATATATGGGAATGTATGGTTTTCGAAGCTACTACTGACCCAAGTAATCTAAATCTTGAAACTCCTGTTAATAATAAAGGTTGTGCAGTTCTTCGAGAAGGTGTACACAAAGCTCTTTGGAAAATAGGTAAACATAAAGGACAATATAAAGCGCTTGTTCAAGCTAATCCTTGTCAAGTAATTCGTGACAATAATCGAGATGACAAAATTGATATTACCGATAATACTGACTTTGGTATGTTTGGTATTAATTTACATAGGGCGTCAAGCTGGAAAGTAAGTGATGAGATCGGTCTTTATTCTGCTGGTTGTCAAGTTATCAAAGATGTGAATCAATGGAATAATATTATTATTCCTTTATTTGATAAGGCGATTGGTAAAGGAACTCAATCTTATGTTCTTATTAATGAAATGGATTTAGATTTGTAAGTTATGAAAGATACTGTTCGATATATATTTTATATTGTTTTGATTCTTGCGATTGGTATTGGAGCTACTTATTTTGGTAGATATATTAATCGTAAGTTTTTAGGTATTGAAAGACATGATGAAACTATTAAATTTTTAAGAGATAGTCTTAATAGTTTCATTAAGAAATATGATACGATTATTAATGAACAACAATTTGTTATTGATAGTCTTAGAGGAATTGAACAAAAAACTATTACTATTTATGAGAAAGCTGAAAGTGATTTTAATGATAGTAATATCATTAGTGATGATTCCGTTCTCCGTTATATCGCAAAAAAGATACAAGATTGATGGCGATACAGTTATTATTTTTACTCCGAAAGAAACTCGTAAGTTAGCTATAAAACTTCTTGAAGGTGAAAAGTATGAAAAACTTTATCTTACTGCCAGTGAAATTCAAAGGGTACAAGATAGCGTTATATCCTTCCAGTCTTATCATATTGCTATTCGTGATAGTCTTTTGGTTGTTTCTTTTGGTGGCCTTGATTCACTCAATAGTAAGTTAATTAATTATCAAGAAAGATATTTAATAGAACGAAAAAAGAAACATAGAAATGGTTGGATTGCAGCTGGTTCTATTGCTTTGAACGCTGTATTAATATTTGTATCAAGTCGATGAGTAAAATTAAAAATTATATTCCTAAGAGTTGTGTATTAGCTGGTGTTGATATTCTAACTGTTATTACAGAGAATAAACAAAACGCTGGAAATCTCGGTAAATCTTCTATTGCTAATGGTGTAATTCAATTACAATCATTAGATTATGGAATTGAGATTTCTAATACACAAATGCAGAATACATATTTTCACGAACTTGTTCATCAAATGCTTAATAGTATTGGTGAATTAGAATTGAGTGAAAATGAAAAGTTTGTTCAGAATATGGGAAATATGATGTTTGAGTTTCTTCGTACTGCTGATTGGATTAGGTTAGAAGAGTTCAAACATAATAAGTTTTCTGATGCAGATAGTAATACACCTTTTATTCAAGAAGGTATTGCTGAAATAAAATAATGTATGGTACATGGATTTAAGATAGAAAATGATAAACTAATTCTTGATGTAGAAGAAATACTTCAATATCCTTTACTTCAACAGATATATGCTCGTGATGATAGTAAAGATAAATCTTTTGCAGAAAAAGAATTTAGATTTATACTATATTTATCCGATAGAAAAGGTTATGTAACGAAAGCAGGACTTACTAAAAAAGAAGCTTATGCTTATGCTAAGTCTAATGCCGGTTTAGATGAATCTTATCTACCGGATAAAGTTGTTTTATCTGCTATTGAATTTGTAAAATCAAATCTTAATATTACAGCTGTTGAAGATTTAATTAATTCTACTATTAAATCTTTGAATCTTTCAAGTAAGTTAGTTCGTACATTAACTGATGGTATAGAAGATTTAATGTCGAAAGAACTTGAAATGAAAGATTTAGCTCTTTGTGAAGATACTCTTAAACAGATTATTAAAATTGCTAATGAAATTCCTGCACGAGTTGAAAGTCTTACTGAGCTTAATGATAAGTGGGATAAGATTGAAAAAGGTGTAACGTCAATTCGTGGTGGAGCTGAATATAGAGATAGCTATGACGGAACAAATGATAGAGCATCTAACGCTCCTAACGAAACAGAAACATTATCGTAAAGATAATCGTTATGGTTATGAAACTGGTCGAAGTCCGTTTATAGATTACATACTTGAAGATAAAGAAAGTTACAAACCTTTATCTTCAAGTATTTGTCGTTTTACTGGTAAACCTTGGATTGACAGAGATAACGATTTTCTTATAGGTGAAAGTGGTGGTGTACTTATGAAAATAGATTTTGTTTTCGTAGGTACTGAAATATTTAGTCGTGTTGCAGACTTTTATGAGAAACATGGATGTTATTGTCTTGAACCAGATGATAGTCCTAATGCCATAAAGTTTTGGCAACGTGAAATGGATAGACGAGTTAAAGGTGTTCAAGCATATTGTAAATTATACATTAAAGATATTCCTGCTTATTTAGCAGCTAAATCTGATGCTGAACGTAAAGCTTTACTTCATAAAGTTCGTATAACTGGCGACCATTATAATTATCTTAATTATGGTCGTATCGAACGTGCTCCTAATGAAAAGGAACGTAAACAGTTAGATAAAGAGGGAAGATTTAAGGTTAATACTGTTGAAGGCTTTCCTCGATTTTGGGATGGAGATTATTGGAACTTTAAGATTGATGAGCTGATTGCTAATAATAGTTGTAACTTATGTAAAGCAAAAGCTCGTCGTAAAGGTTTTTCATATAAACGTGGTAGCCAAGCAGCTAATACTATCAACGCAAATAAGAATGTAACTGTTACACTTGCTGCCGACCAAATGGATTACTTAACTGAAAAAGGTGCTACATCTTATATGGTTAAAGTTAATCTTGATTGGTATGAAGATAAAACTTATTGGCGAAGAGGTTATCTAAGTGAGAACTTTGATAAAGGTATTGAACTTGGATATAAGAAATCAAAAGAAGGTCAAAAAGCTTTCGGATTTCGTAGTAAACTTTTAAGTGTTGCTATTGGTAAAAATGAAAGTGCCGCAGTAGGTAAGAAAGCTATTGAAACTGATTTTGAGGAAGCAGGTAAATGTTTTGGGGAAAATACTGGTTTTATAATGTCTGATGGACAAATTAAATTTGTTCAAGATATTAAAGTAGGTGATAAACTTATGGGACCTGACGGAAATCCTCGTACAGTATTAGCTACTATAAATGGTGAAGATGATTTATACGAAGTTACTCCTTTAAATGGTGAATCTCATGTTGTAAATAGTAAGCATGACATTTATATGATTTATAGGAAAAGTTATGGTAATATATGTAAACCGATTACTATGACTGCTCCAGATTATATAAATATGATTAAAGAACATCCTCGCTGGAAAGATAATCATGCTCTTATAAAAACATGTATTGATTTTGATAAAAAGAATGTTAAAATTGAACCTTATGTTTTTGGATTATGGATTGGTGATGGAGATAAAGATACATGTAGATTTACCAATGAAGATAGTGAAGTAATTGATTATTTAAAAGAATATTCAAAAAATAATAATCTTGATTATTCGATTGCAGATACTAATTCTAATGCTAAAAGAATTACATTAGTAAAATGTGAAGATGCTTCGGATAATTGGTTTAGACAAGAACTTTTTAATATGGGAGTTCTTCATAATAAATATATTCCAAAAGAGTACATTTATACTGATAAACAAAGTAGATTAGAATTTTTAGCTGGTATTATTGACACTGATGGTTCTTATGATTCTAAAAAACATAATTTTGAAATAGCTCAAAAAGACCCTGCAATTGTTTATGATATTGTTTATATTTGTAGAAGTCTTGGATTGAAAACCACTGTTTCAGAAAAGATTATAAGAGGTGTTACTTATTATAGAATTTTTATTTTATCTGGTTGTCATTTAATTCCTACTAAAATAAATCGTAAAAAAGCAGAAAATTATATTTCATTACAAAAGAATGTATTGGAAACTCGATTTGATATTAAACCTATTGGTCGAGGTAGATATTATGGATTTGAAGTAGATGGTGATAATCTTGTATTATTAGAAGATTTTACTATTACTCATAACTGTCCTAATCTTCAAAAAGCATTAGACGTTATGATGTCTAATAGTGAATCAGGTGCAATGCGAATTGGTACTATTCGTGTATATGGTACGGGTGGTACAAAAGGTGCTAACTGGGAAGCTTTTAGTAATTGTTTTTATAATCCCGGAAAGAATGATATGCTTCCTATGGAAAATATCTGGGATGCTAATAGTAGACATGTTGTTTGTGGTTTCTTTTTTCCGCAGATATGGGATTATGAACCTTTTATAGAAGATGGTAATTCTTTACTGTTTGCTTCTTGGAAGGATGATTATGACAAGAAACGTGGTGCAGAAAAAGAGAAAGATGTTGGTGAATATAATATTTATGTAGGTCAACGTGCTAACAGTCCTAATGAGGCATTTACGAACACACAAGAGAACATTTTTCACAGTCCGGAACTTACTAATCATATTAACGCTATTAAATATGATAAGTCTAATCATTTTTATGAAGATGGTTGGTATATACTTGATGATGGACGTGTTAGATTTGTTACTAAACAGGAATGTATTGAACGAGCTATATTTGGTTCCGATAGATTCCATGAGTATATAACTGATGTACCTCATAATTCAAAGACTGATGTTCACGGTTGTATAAGAGAGTTTTATTCTCCTATTCCAAATGATGGCAGTCTTTATTTTATTTCGTATGACCCATATCGTGTAGATAAAAATAAAGAAGAAGTTAGTACAAAAAATTCACTTGCAAGTTTTCAAGTGTGGATGCGTACTAATAGCAAAACTCCTTACATGGGTAAACGACTTGTTGCTTCTTATTGTGGTCGTCTTGATACTATGGAAGCTGTCGATAAACTTGTTCTTTATGCTTGTTTACGTTGGAATTGTAAAGTTCTTTATGAGGCTGGTACTGGTGAACTTGTTACTAATTTCAAGAAATGGGGTTATAGAGATAAGTTACTGAAAGACCCAAGTAGTTATATTAATCGTAGTGTTGATGGCCCTCGTATTACTGGTTATGGTATTGTCATTGGTGATGGCGATATTAAGTTAGAGGGTATGCGCATGGTGCGGGATTTCTTATACGAAATTGTCGGAAAAACGTCCGACGATACACCAATATATAGATTTAATCAAATTTATGATATAAGTTTCTTATTAGAGTTAGATAGATTTATATTTGGGCGTAATGCAGACCGATTAAGTTCGGCTATCGTTGCAATGTTTGAATTTCGTAAAGATTCCCTTTTACTTGAACGAGAAGCTAACTCGAAAAGTAAAACTAATAACACTGGTCGTAAAGTTAATAGATTCCTAAAATGAGTGAACGTGATTTAAGAGTAACTCCACTTGTTATGCCTGACCAGCGTGCAAGTACTGCTACAAAACAAACGAAAGCTTGGTACATTCCTAATTGTAATTATTGGATTAATCTTGCTATTGGTCAGAATGATAAAACTGTTACGCAGAAATTTCTTGATGCTGCTAATGGTTTAGTAGACCCTAAAACTTATGAATATGTTCTTCGGAATTATATTGATAAGGTTGGTGAGAAAGCTGTCATGTATGGTGAGATACGTGATGTAGATTTTCTCACTCCTATTAAAGAACGATATATGGGAGAATTTATTAATATGTTCTCTAATTATCAAGTATTTAATAATGACCCTTCTGTAACTCTTGCTCGCAATAAAGTTCTTGCTGATAAAATAATGGCTTATTGTAATCAAGAAATTATTAATCGTCTTAATGAAGCAGGATTTAATACTGGTCAAAAGACAATTAAGCAAGGTGAACTTAACGATATTATTGAGGAAGTTCTTAACGATTGGATTGATGATGTAACTATTACAACTCAAAAACGTCTTGAACTTATTAATACTATTGTTGAAGCAAAAGACAAGTATCAACAATGCTATTTCTATTGGTGGGCTTGTGAAGAGGTTTATACTTATCGAGAAGTTTATAAAGGTGATGTTTATCTTCAAGTAATATCTCCTCTCGAATATTATCGTATTGAAAGTGGTCAACGATATATTGAAGATGATGATGCAGGACTTCGTGTCTATCGAATGACTATTCCTCAAATCATTGATAGATTTCGTGATGAACTTACAGATGCAGAAATGAATTATCTTAAAGATATTTATACTGTATCTCCTAAATATGATGCTCCTGATGGCATAGTTCAAATCTTCAATAAAACAGATTTTGCTGAACGTAAAGCTATCTTACATACTAACGCAGAAGCACTTCGTAGTGAAGCTCGATTGTATGGTAAAGAAATCGATATTTATCATTATGTTTGGAAAACTGAAATTAAACAAGGTATTCTTAAACATCGAGATTTATTAGGAAATGTTGTAGAAAGTGTTGTAGATGAGGATTATGAATTTGATGCTTCTGCTGGTGATATTGAAATTGAATGGGAATGGATAAATCAAGTTTGGGAAGGTTGGCGTATCGGTGGTTGTCATAGTGGTATTTATATTAAGCCGCGACCTATCAAAGTTCAACGTGAAAGGTTTAACAATTATAGTGATTGTAAATTACCTTATAATGGTATCGTAGGTTTACATAAAGATAATCTTCGTAATCCTATTCCTTTCCGTGTTTTACCTTATCTTGCTCTTTATCGCATTTATACTTTACAACAAGAACGTGCAGTAGCTAAGTTTAAGTCTTGGTTATTATTCCCTGAAAGTATTCTCGCTGATAGTAGTGATATGACTACCGAGGAACGTCTTGCTGTTGCAAATAAAGATAGTTTCTTACCGTTTGACGATTCTGATGCACAACCTAATGCTTTACAATCTATTCGAGAAGTAGCTACAAGTGCTATTACTAATTATATTCAAATGCTTGATAATCTCAAACAAGGTTTAAAAGCAGAAGCTTGGGAAGCAGCTAATATGAATAATGCTCGCTTTGGTGATGCTAAGGATTATGCAGGTAAGGCTGTTAATGAATCGAATTATTCTCAAGCAATGACCGGAAGTGTTTGGAGTCTTGAATGCTTCAATCTTTTCCGTGAACGTGATTATGTTGCAAATATTGATTACAGTAAGTTTGCTTGGATTGACGGTAAACGAGGTTCTTATGTAGACCCGACAACTAATAAAGTTGTTGTAGTTGATATTGATGGTTCTTCTGATTTCTCTGGTAATATTGGAATTTATATTCGTAATAATGCCGATGTTCAGAATAAGCTGAATATGATGAAAGAACTTGCTTTTAGCGCAGGTCAGAATGACCAACTGGAAGTTGCTATTGAAGCTATTGAAAATAATAATATTACTTCTATTGCTAAGAATATTAAGAAAGCTATTCAAGCTCGTCGAGATTATGAACTTCAAATGCAACAAGTTCAACAACAAGCTCAAGCAGAAGTTGAACAAATTGTTAGTCAGCGTGAAGCAGCTAAACAAGAATTTGAAGCTCAACAAAATGCTCTTGATAGAGAACATGATATTAATCTTGAGATTCTTAAACAAGAAGGTGAAAAAGAGATTTGGAATATGCGACTTAAAGTCGATACCAATGGAAATGGTAATATAGATAAAGATGAAGCTATGCTTGCTCAATCTGGTTACACTGCTTCTGATGTTAATAGAATAAAGTTACAAAAAGAATTAAAGCAATGATGACCGAGAATTATCGACGGAGAGCAAGAGAACCTGCAAGATGATACTGTTATAATTATTGATAATATATTATATATAGTATATCTTTGTTCATGTAATAATATTCAACTATAAATAAATACTAATATGGCTGTTGAAAAAGTTGTTATACCTGATGATGAAACACAGGAACAAAAACAAGAACGTCTTCGTAAAGAATTAGAAGAACGTAAAGCTAAAGAAGCTAAAGAAGCTCAAGAAGCTGAAGAACGACGTAAAGCTGAAGAGGAAGCTGCTCGTAAGAAAGCTGAGGAAGAAGGTGAGAAGGGTGGTTCTACTGGTAATGGTGAAGAAGAAACTGAACCGGAACAAGTAGAAATTGATGGTACTCTTTACACACTTGATGATAACGGAAACGCCGTAGATGATAACGGTGAAATTAAGTTCACAAAAGAACAGATTGATGCAATGTCTGATGAAGAGCCTAATGAATTAGACGGTGATTATATCGAAGCTATTTCAAAGGCCAGTGGTATTGTTATTAAAGATGAGAAAGGTGAACCTGTTAAGTTTGAACCTACGATTGAGGGTTTTGCTAAACGTGAAGCTGCTGTAAAAGCTCTTGGTGAACGAGAGGGTTTTGCAAAAGGTTTTAATGAGTTTTTAGCTAACAATCCTGATATTGCAGCTCTTGTTGAATATAAGAGTAAGTTCGGTACAATCGAAGGTTATTCGGCAAATGTAGATTATAGCAAAGTTGAAATCAAAGATGATGATAACTTACTTGCTGATTTAATCTATAAAGCTGAAATTCAAAAAGGTACTTCTCCGGAACGTGCCAAACGAATTGTCGAGTTTGCAAAAGCAAATAACACTCTTAAAGATGATGCAACTGAAAGTCTTAATTGGTTGCGTAAAACTCAAGAGAGTGAGATTAAAGCAATTCGTGAACGTGAGGCCAAAGAAATGCAGGCTGAACTTGAAAAGGAAATTAAATACTTTGGTGTTTCATATGAAGATGACGGTACTGTCAAAGTTCATAATGCACCGGGTAGTCTTTATGATTTAATTGTTGTTAAAGGTCAGATTGGAGAATACGCCCTTCCGAAAGAAGGTCTGAGAATTAAGACAACTGATGGTGAGAAACTTGTTTCTCGTCAAGAGTTATTTGATTATTTCTCTCGTCCTGTTCAAGAGATTAATGGAATGGTTTATAGTCAAGCACAGATTGATGAGATTAATCGTCTTTCTAATCCTGCTGAATTGGCTATGCGATTTATTATGAATCTTGATGGTGGAGTTGACCAACTGATTAAAGCTGAACTTGCTAAAAAAGAAGTTAGACGTCTTCGTTCATTAGCAAGTAAGACTGGTAAAAACAATGGTAATCCTAAAGTTCAAAGAACTGCAAAGGATGATAAAATTGTTTTACCTATTAAATAAAGCAAATGTTCTTGCCTTATAATAATAACTTAACCAAAAATCTAATTTACAATGCGTGAAATTGGAACTGTGAAATTTGACTCGAATCAATATACAGATGCTAATATGCTTCTGAATTTTGATTTGATTGACCCTGTTAAACTTAATCGTAATCTTACTTATCTTTGGGGTAAGGATAGTGACAAGTATCCTCTTCTTACTCTTACTGAGGGTCAGGGTGCTGTTACAACAAAAGTTAAGCTGAATGGTGGTGATACTCAATATACTTGGGAAATTGCTCCTCGTCAGCGTGTTACTTCTCGTCTGAAAAAGCTGGTATCTGATAAAACTGCTATTCAGCCTTATGGAACTGTTGAGGTTGAAATGGAGGATAATTGGTTTATTTATCAGCACACGGCTATTGCTCCGTCTGGTATGCAATGGCGTATTCAGAATGAGGGTATTGCTACTTCGACTGGTGGATACGTTTATCGTTTTACCAATATGTCGGGTGCTCCTATCTCGGCTGATGCTGTTGCAAAAGACTTCATTAGTGGTGCTATTTGGGCATTAGGTGCTTCGACTATTCCGGGTAGCAAGTCTGACGGAAACCGCTCGAATAACCAGTCGTTTAGCAAGGCAACCAACCAGTATGGTTATTACCGTTTCTCGAAAGAGATTGCTGGTAATATGGGTAATAAGGTTGTTAATATTGCCTTTGATACTGCATCTGGTGGTGAGCGTAGTCTGTGGATGCCTTACGAAATGAAGATGTGGGAAATCATGCGACGCGAGATGCTCGAAGAGGACTTGTGGTTCTCGGAGTACAACCGCGATTCGAATGGTATTATCCACTTAAAGGATGAAAAGACTGGTGAGGCAATTCCTCGTGGTGCTGGTGTTCTTGATATTCTCAAGGCCGTTGGTAATTATGAAACGTATTCTGTTCTGACACTTAATCGTTTCGATCGTATCATCACTCGTATCTTTGACAATCGTATTGATTCTACCGTTGAGGAACTTGTTCTTTATTGCGGTAAAGGTTTTGCACGAATGTTCAATGATGCTATCTACTATGATGCTCGTCTTAAGAATTACTTTGTAACTCTTGGTGATAACGAGATTAAGAGCGATGGTGAAATGATGTCTTATGGTAAGTATTTTAACCGTTATAAGATGTTTAATGGTAAGATTCTTACTGTCAAGATTGTTGATATGTTCGACCACGGTATTCGTGCTCGTCGTGACCGTGAAGCCGGTAATATGTATCAAGGTCTGCCTATTACTTCTTATAGTGCTGTATTCCTTGACCATACTATGGGTTCGAATGGTGAGCGTAATATTAAGTTTGTTTGTGAAGAGGGTCGTGAGTATAAAGTAGGTGTCTATAAAGGTATGGCTGAACTGCCTGCTTCGTGGGGGCTTGCAAGTGGTACTCAACTGTCGGATACGAAGGATATTGCTTCTTATGAAGTTCTTGGTTCGCAAGGTATCAATATTGATAATCCTACTACTTCGTTCTGGCTTGATTTAGCTCTGAACTAAACACCCAATTTGAGTAGTAATAATCGAAAGGTTATTACTACTCATTAACATATAAAAGATTGAATAACTTAAAATGTTAAAAATATGATTAAAGTTAATCGTTCAGTTCGTATTGAATGGAGGAACAATCCTTCTTCTTTTGAACTTCGGAATAAAGATGCTTTCAAAACTGACTTTCTTCGTCTTGGTTCTGCTATTCGTCCTGTTAATGAATTGCTGAGCCGTAGTGAGGAAATGCGAGTTCTTCTTCCTACTGTTGTTGGTGTATCTCCTATTGATAGTTCTTGGCAAGAACGAATCACTACATACTTAAATGATTTTCTTCTTGAGATTCCTGTTCATGGCTTAGAGTTCGATACTTCTTACGTTTTAGATTTAGGTAATCCTGCTCTGAAAAGTAATATCGACGAACTTATCGGTAAACTTAAAAAAGCTGATAAGATTAAGAATGAAACTGGTTCGGAACTTGAATCTATTGTTCTGAAACGGATTAAGGAACTTGATGAAACGGAACTTTATAAGTATGTTACTTTTGTTAATATTCCCGATTATATTAGTTGGAGATATTGCCTTTTAAGTAGCAAAGTTGCTAATAAGGTTGAAGACATTAATAAGAGCGTCAATATTCAATTTTATCTTACTTCGGATAGTGAGCGTAAAGCACTCAAAGCTGCTCGGACGAAACTTCGCACTGATGCTCTCAAGAAATATACAGAACTTATTAATAATCCGAATAGCGCACTTATCGACAATGTTGTTGTATCGACAGGTAGCGTAGGTGATTATTCGGAATTTATGGCAATGACTGCCGATGATAAGCAATCTGTTCTTCTTGAACTTATTGACAGTGACCCACAGAAGTTTATTAGTATTGTTGATGATAAACATCTGGGGATGAAAGCTAAGATTACTATTTATCTTTGGATGAATATTATTCGACAACTTCCGAATAGTTCTATCATTGTCGATGCTTCTAATCCGGAAAATGTTATTGGTAATAATATTAATGATGCTATCTCGTATTTCTCGAATGATAACAACAAAGGTATTGTTGCCGAGTGGAACGCGAAGTATCGTAGTTTGAAAGGTTAGTCATGTATGAAACGGTAAAAGAGTTACACATCGAAATAGAGCAACGAATACAGCAGATAACATCTAATAGACATCGGAGTATTGCTCCTCAGTTTATTGATATGATGCTGAATCGAGCTGCCGTTAAATATATACAAACTAAATCAAATAGGAAAACTAATTATAAAGGCGAAGGTCTTGAGGATAGTAAAAAACGTGTAGATGATATTCAATCATTAAAACGTGAAACACCGTGGCTTAAACTTAAACGTGATAAGCAAGATGCGGATTATCCAAATAGAGCTTTCGTTATTCTTCCAGGTGATTATCTAAAACTTATTTCTTCTACTTCTCGATTAACTTATGGCAAAGCTCGACTTGTTGAGAATTTACATGAAGTTTATCCTGATGATGAAGTTAAGAATTTATATTATCATCTAATTGATTTGTCTAAAATCGCTTTAACTGGTGATGAATTTAATGGACAAATTATTGTTAATGGGAATGAGATTGATATTTCAGATATTCTTTCTCTTTATGATAGTGATTCAGATAAGATTGATTTGTATGAAATCGCAGGTTTGACTTGTGATAGATTACGTCAAGCTCTTTCTAATGAATATAATGTTTATTGGGAGAATCTGATTGGTCGTTATTATAAAGATTGTATTATTATTACTTCTAATGCAAAAGATGAAATTGCATTAAAAGTTAATGATACAGACATTCCTGTTATTACTTATAATACTACTTATGACGAGTTCGTAAATATAGGAAATAAGTTTTCTGAAAATGATTTAATTGCTACCGAAAATATTCGAGCTACTCTAAATAACTTCTATGGTAATAAAAACAGACATCTTAATCCAATAAGTGAGCTTGTTGATGATAGGCTGTTTGTTTATTACGGTGATGATTTTTGTGTTGATGCGGTTAAGATTTCATATATTAAGAAGCCACGTCTTTTTAATATTGATATTAACCAAATGTCAGATATGGAAGTTACACCTGATTTCATAGATAGTGTAGTTAGCGATATTCTTCTTGTTCTTAAAGATGACAGTTTTAGTGCTGTTAAACAACAATCAAATTTAGAATAGAAAATGAAAAGTGTAATTGTCGCAAATGATTTTCTGACAACACTTGCTAATAACGATGTTAGCAAGCTGACTCGCGGACAAGCTGTTCTTCTTAATTCGGCTGGTAAAGTCGTTGCAGCTGCTTCGGATGTCAAGGATGATGAGATGTTGCAGTTTGTTCTTGGTCTTGGTGATGGCAAGGTTAAACGCGGCGTTTGGATTAATCCTAAGTGGTCGAAGCAACATAAAGAAAAGTATCTTGCTCCTGCTGGTAAAACGTATAAGTTTACGAATCTCGTAGCTAATCGTGGTATTGGTTATCAAGGTTTCGATGCTGAGGTTATCATCTCGTGCAAGCCTATTAATTCTTTTGGTGGTTATCCTCTGGAAGTTTACAATGCCAGCGTAACTATTAACGGAATTGACGAAGCAAGTGCAGATATTATTGCTCGTCTGAAAGTTGAGGTTGAAAAGACTTTGACTAAGATTAATGCTCGCTTTGGTGCTGATAGCATCACGATTGATGATTTTACCGAAGCAAGTGTTACGTTCACTGGTGCCGCAGGTTTTGAGTATTATGTGACGTTTGATGGTATTCTTCGTACTACGCTTGAAGAGGGTACTGAGAATCAAACTCCGGTTGGTACTTATGACCAAGTTGCTAAACTTGAGAAAGAAGCAGATGTTGCCGGTGTAGGTTATAATCCTAATTTCAAGGAATATGACCGTGTTTATGGTGATATTTTTACAGCTACCGAGGGTGTTATGTATGACACTTATGTAATTACTTCTCGTGCTGATTTCACACATCCCTTTAATTTACATACAGAGGGTTTACAGGTTACTCAATTTATTGCTATTGACAATACTAAAACTTCTGCAATTACTGCACTTGAAGGGGTATTGGCACTCATTAAGTAAGAAATTGATTTGTTAAAAATGTAACCACAAGGATAACTCCTAATGCTATTAATTGTGGTGTTAGGAGTTATTCTCTTAATGATGCTAATGTTATGTGACAAGTGGGCGTGCAACCTCCTGCCCCACCGGGGAGCGAGGCCGCAGGCCGAGCCATACAAGTTGCACCATTATTATTATTAATCGTCATATAACAATAAATACGATTAGTATTATGATAAAGAAAATATGGAATAAAATAACTACTTTTTTAAGTGGTTATTATTCAGAACATAAAGACGATATTATTATTGGTTTCGTCATTGCTACTGTCGTAGGTATTTTATTTAAGGCTACTGTTGCTACTTGGTTTATGAGTTTATGGATTACATTAGCTTATCAAATCATTACTTGTGGTATTCAAGCTGCAAGAAAGAAAGCAATAACTGGTCTTAAAATTCATCCTATTATTATTAATTTTGTAGTTGGAGTATTTATTTCGTTATTGTTCTTGGTATGGCAGTAATTAATCTTCGAAATGTTGTAGCGCTCGGTGTACTCGAAGATGGTGTATATCCGAGTGTTTATAATGGCCAAACCGGAGAATATATTGGTACAGTAGATGGTGAAGGTGCTGGTATTAAAACAGTTCCTACATTATATATGTACTATCGAAAGAACGGCCACCTATATTTATATAGGACAAAAGAGAGGATTGAAATAGACTTAACTAATGTAACTGCTTACGATAATAGTGCTCTATTTAAGTTAACTGAAAAATCTGATATTAGTTCTGCAAAGATTACTGAGTTTGAATCTCGAAATATTGATGTAGGACATTATGAATATAAAGTTCCGTGGGTTAAATCAACTCAACAATATCTTTATATACTTGTACCGATTGTTCGTTCTATACATACAATTACAGTACAAGGTATCATAAGTAATCAGATATTTACTCTTACTGGTATTTATGTTCATGAAGGTAAATCTTGGTGGATTTATCGAACGAATGTAAAGACCAATTTTGATTTTAATGATGCTGTTAATGAGATTCTTGATGTTCAAGTATATGTTCGTGAGCTTACAGCTGAGGACTTAAATCCTGTTGAACAACTTACAAAACTTTTATTTGAACATATTAATAATAAGTTTAATCCTCATGAGGTAACAAAAGAACAAGTTGGTCTTGGCAATGTTGATAACACTGCCGATATGGATAAACCTGTATCTCGACCTCAAAAAGAGTACATTGATGCTCTTGAAAATAGGGTTAAAGGTTGGTTCAAACAGTTGAATGTTTGGATTAACAATCATGTTGCAGAAGTTAATAAAAAGTTTCAAGATGTTTGGGCTGCTATAAACAAGAAACTTGATAAAGAAGATTACGAGAATGACAAAGATAATTTCAATGCTCATATTCGTAATTATGATAACCCTCATAGAGTTACTGCCGCACAAGTTGGTTTACCAACTGCCGCAAGTGACATTGAGAAATTAAAACAAAAAGCTCAAGAACTTCAAGGTTTGCTTATTAATAAGCAAGATAAAACTTCTGAAGAACTTGTTACTGATAACAAACGTATTGTAGATGCTATTAATGAGATTTATGGTATTGTTGTAGAACATAATAATCATGTTCGTAGCAACAGTATTAATCAAATTGAAGTTACAAGCGAGATTCCTACTACGTTTGAAGATGGTACACTTTGGATTCGTATTCCTCGAAATGAAGAAGATTATATAACAATTAAGATTGAAGCTGTTCCGGTTGATTCTACTATACGAATGATTAATTCGGAAGGTAAAGAATCGGCAGGTGTTGGCAGTGCAAGTCTTGAATGTTTAATTCAAAGTCGTTTACATTATATTGTAGAAAAAGAGGATTACATTACAAAAGATGTTTATGTCGATGTAGGTGTTGAAGATACGACAATTAATGTTGTTCTTACACCTAAGACTAAAAAGACATTAACTGTAAATGTAACTCCTGATAATGCTTTAATTATATTTACTGATAAATCTTCTAATGTAGTTATTGCTCAAGGTACTGGTACTCTTACATATGAAACTTATGACCCGCGTGATATTTTAATTCAAGTTGGTGCAAGTGGATATGAAACTTACGAAGAGCGTATTACATTAGATGAGAATATAATTCGTGATATTACTCTTACAGCTCTACCAGTTGAACAAGGTGCTGTAAGTCTTACGGTAGTCGATAGCGAAACAAAGGCCAAAATAGCCGCATACGTCTATGATAAGGACACGGGTGGTATATTAGGTCAAGTCACAAAAGATACGCCGCTACAACTCACCGGAGATGTCAATACGAGCCGAATTTTGAGGTTTGTTTCGTCGGGTTATATAGAGGTTGAACAACTGGTAACTTATGCAATTCCTACCGCAGAAGTTACTGTTGAAATGGATAAAGTTCCAGTTCAATCTGGTACTATCTATGCAACTGCTGTAAATACTGAATCTACTGCTTTAGACGGTGTTACGTTTGAGTATAAACTCAGTACTGAAAGTGATTGGAAACCTCTCAATAATGATGAATCGACTGCTGGTAAATCTGAAGCTGTTACAGCTCCAGTTGGAACAAGTGTTGATTTCCGAGCTTCTAAAACTGGTTATATAACTAACACTGGAACTGGTACGATTAATTCTACTGGTGAACATAGTGTTACTATTGTACTTGAAGAGGTTCCGCCTGAACCTACTACTAAACAATATTATATCCATGCTGTAACTGAGGAATCTGTTAATATCACAACAGGTGTTCATGGTTATTTATGGAATAATAATAGTTGGGTTGAACAAACTTTACAAGGTGGAGCAATGGGATTTGCTTATACTGGTGAACCCGGAATTTCTATTCGTGTTAAGTTTACTGCTACCGGATACAACGATACTGAAAAAGATATTGTTTTAGAAGATGGTAGTACAGAACCGATTGATATTAAAGTCGTAATGACAGAGGAAACTCCTCCTCAACCTACAACTAAGGAATATTTTGTATTCGCTGTTACTGAAAAGAACGCACCAGTTGAAACAGTTACTGCTGCTTCTGTATTAGTTGATGGTGAATGGATGCCTCAAGATTTACGAACTGTTGTAGCAAGTATCGGATTTAACTATACTGCTATACCTGGAACTGTTATTAAAGTCAAATTTGTTGCTACTGGATTTATTACTGAAGAAATTGATGTTACTCTTCAAACTGAAAGTGATGAATCTTTAATCATACCTGTTACTCTTCGTTTTGAGGACGGTATTGATTATATGCAAATCGAAGGTGACGGTACTAAACATCCTATATTTAGGGTTGGTAATGTCGAATCTAATTAACGGTTTAATGATATGAAAGAATCAGTAATTCGCAAAGTATTTTGTGCCTTAAACTGGCCTCCGAAAACTGGTGCTTTTCAGAAGTTAATTACTTTTGTAGTTGAAGGTTTAGCCACTAAGGCTGAATCTTCAACTGTTCAAGAATTACAAACAAAAGTAGAAACTCTTGAAGGTACTGTTAATACATTACAAGAAACTGTTACTACTTTAAGTGGTAAAGTAAGTACATTAGAGAGTAATTATACTTCTTTGGAAAGTCGTGTAACTGCTCTTGAAACACCACAAGGTTAATATTAATCTACAACTATGGCACAACTTAATCTTCTTGAACGAGCTACGGAAGCTGTCGTAATGCTTAATGGTAATCGTCGGCAGGTTCTTGATATGTGGCTTAATGGTAAAAAAGTTTGGCCAATAGATGAACCTGTTGTAGAATTAGCTGTTGATAAAACTCTTGTTATTCTAAATAAAGATAATAATTATCATGATACCGTAACTGTTTTCGCAAGTGATACAGCTGAATGGGAATTTGGTAATTAGTTTGTTATTATAGTTAATCAACCAAAAAAAAAACAATGGCAACTATTCCGAGTTATTTATCTTGGGTTCCTAAAACTGGTACTGGAAATGCACAGATTAAGATTAATTCTGCGAAGCCTTATACTGGTCGTACAGATAGAAGCACTGCAATTTCCGGTAAGATTGTCGGAAAGACTAATGCAGTTACAGTCACGGTTCTTGAAAAGGCTGCTGACGAATTTATTACTCCCGATGGTTTAACTATTAATGTTGCTAAAGGTGGTGAAACAATTCATGTAACTGGTAAGTCTAACTCGAAACTTCTTACATTTACATGGAAAACTAACTTCGGTATTGCAAATGTAACATCATTTAAGGTTAATGGTAGTACAACTGCTACGTCTGGTACTGCTATTACTGGTGACCCCGGTGCTACTGGAGAATATACTTATGATGTTACTGTTGTTGTACCGAAGAATGAAACTATCACAGCTCGTTCTGCAACTCTTGAAATCAAGGGTGTGGGTTCGACTGTTGTTAAAACTATTACTATTACTCAGGCTCTTGGTGACAGCTATCTGTATCTCAATTCGCAGGGTACAACTACTGCAACTGTTACTATTCCGAAGGGTGGTGGTGAGCAGACTCTGAAGATTCTGTCGAATGACGAATGGACGTTCGAACCTGCTGAATAAATTAATTAATCATTTATGAGTGTTATCACTAATAAATGGAATGACGGGAGTGGAGATTCAATTAATATTGAATCTCCCTCTTTTCAAGGAAATCAGACTGTTAAAATTTCATCACCTGTTCAAAAAGGTACTTCTAAGAGAAGTATGCAGTTTATTGGAAAGTGTAAAAAAGATTCCAGTAAACAAGTTATTCTTACTGTTGAACAAGAAGCATCTGTTTATACATATGATTTAATATTAAGTAGTGATAATACTGAAATTGCCGCAAAAGGTGGAACTGCAAATATTACAGCTGTACTTAAAACATATCGTAATGGTAATTTAGTTAGTACAGATAATGTTACACCAGTTCTATCAGGAAGTGCTACTGGATTTTCTATATCTGGTACTAAGGTTACTGCAAGTAATCGAACTACAACTGTTGGTAGTAGGAGAAGTATTGTTGTAACTGGTAAATATTCAAATACATTTGATGGTCAAACAGTATCATCAACTATTACTATTTATCAAGAAGCCAATGAGGCTTCTTATGGTGCTTTAACAGGTGGTTCTGTTTTAGCATCTGATATTCCTGCAAGTGGTGGAACTTCTTCGACCAGTATTTCTAATATGTCGCAAACAATTAGTTATACATCTGGTTCGACTCGTGCTGGTACAGTTACTTATTCAAAAACAAGTGAAATTACAGTTTCTTCTCTTGGAACCACAGTTAAGGCAAGAACTAAGGTTGGACAAGTTACTGTAACTTATACTGGTGAGGGTGGTGCAACTGCCAATAAAACCGTTGATATTTATCAAGCTGAAAATAAAGTAGCTAATAGTAATTACAATCCTCGAATTACTGCTTACGGAACTCCTACTATAAGTATCGGTAGTGGTTTGACAGCAGCTGGTGGTTCTGCGACTGTAAGTGCTTCTGTTACTAATACTGAAACTTATAATGCTTTGTATAGTTCGGGTGCTATTGGCCCGAATCAAACACGAAGCGTTGATGGTAGTTTATCAATTTCTATGACTGCTAACGGTAATAGTAGATTTAGTTTATCTGGAAATACGATTACTCATAGTAGTATGGGAACTAATGAAACTACTGATACTATTACTATAAAAGCTGTAAATGACGGAGATAGTTCTAAATCAGCTACGGCTTCTAAGAGTATAACAAACAGTAAAACTGTTAAATCTACTTCTGGTGGTATTTATACATATGGTGATGTAATAGTTGGTACAGTAACAAATGGTATTATTCCTGCAAGTGGTGGTTCTGCTACTGCTACAGCTGGAAATGGTACTCAAAGTTGGAACAAGTCTGCTACTATTACTACTTACCAATATGATTCTGGTTCTACAAAAGATGTTACAACTGAAAATGCTTCAAGTGGTGTAGATGAGGTTGTACCAAATGTTGCATATATTGAAGCTACTGCATCTTCAAAAGGAGCTACTGTTTCAGCTCAAACTACTGTTAAAAATCAAGCTGTTATTTGGTTAGCTAATGGTAAATTGGCAATTAAAGTAATGTATATTTATCAAGCGGCCAATGAAATTGTTTCTTATAATTACACAGAATGGGAAATTGTTCTTAGAGCTAATCCTACAACAATTCCAGCATCTGGTGGAACTTCACAACTTACAAATGGTGCTATACGAGATAGAATACCTGTTTATACATCAGGTGCTACTGGAAGTAGTACTACTGTATCTTCAATTCCTTCATTGAGTATTAGTGGAGATGGATTTACATTATCTAATAATATTGTTACAGCATCTAAAAACAATGTTGGAGCTCGAAGTTGTACAGTAACAGCATCAAGAGAAGGAGCTACTTCTAAATCTGTTACTATTACTCAATTAGCTGGGCCTGATGGTATTGGTTATATGCAGATTGAAGGTAATGGTGTTGACCACTATATTTTCCAAGTTGGTCGTACACCAAATACTCGTTCTAATGATGTTCAAACTTTATCAGAAGAACCTGCTGAAGTTGAAACAGAAACTAAATCTGAAAGTTTGTTTGCTAAAATTAAACGTATTGTTACTAATCTTAATTAATCAAAAATTATGGCTTTATCCAAATCTGCTTTAAAAGCAAAATTTGTCACTGGTGCTATACCAACTCAAACTGATTTTGCCAACCTTATCGATGGTATGTTAAGTATGCCATTGGGGGGGGACTGGTGATACAACAATAGGTTTCGGAAATGGAGATAGTACCGATAGACTATATGTTAAATCTCTTAGATATATTTATAATGATAATCGTAGTTATTTTTTAATTGGTGCTTGGGATGATGAAATTGGAGGTAATTATCTTGTAGCAGTTATTTGTTTTTACGATAATGCTGTTAGTGGTGCCAATTTTAATATAACTTATCATTTATTAGATAAAACAGATAGAGCGCGTTTTGAATCTGAAGTTGGCGATATTAATACTGCTGATGAAATAGATTTAATTAATAATATTGAAAGTTCTGGTTGGGCGTGGTTTAATATCACACAACCTACTAATAATAATCCGTCACCTCGAACCATTCAATCAAACAATATAACATATCGTATTTATCCTGTATTGCAAAATAGTATATGGTATGTTGGTTATGCTTTCGCAATGGCTGTAGATATGGGTGGTTCTAATGATTTGTATGTTTATCGTTGTACTGGTAATTCTCAAACTAAATGGACTGCTATTGACAGTGTTGTCGCAAATGATTTAGAAAACGCTGGTAAATTTAGTAAAAAACTACTATATTAAACTCTGACTGTTATTAGTAATAATAGTTAGAGTTTAACTGATATATGTCAAACTTTAACTATTATTACTATGACTATTGCACAAATTAAAGCCTTGTTTCAAACTGGGAAAATTCCTACACAAGCTGATTTTGAAAATTTGATAAGTAAGATTCCGAATGATGATTTAACAGGGGGGGGGACAGTACATTAAGACTATATAATCCGAGTGCTCCTCATGTTTGGGGTTATAGATTTGTAACTATTGATGATAATTATACATATATCTTTTTAGGTGTTTGTGACGCTTCTAATGGCGTTATTGTACCTTTTTTAATTATTCAATGTAATCAGGGTAGACCTCTTGAGGGTAATGCTGCTATTAATTGGGCTTTTCTTACAGATGCTCAAATGATTGCAATGAATGCAGATGTTCCTGATTTACACGATGTTGATGATATTACACTTGTTAATGCTATTCCTTCTGATATTCAATGGAATAGAATGAATTCAAATCCTACTGTACGAGTTATTTGTACAAAAGGACAAGAATCTGATATAACATTTCAATGTTTTCCTGCTAAATATGGTAACAAATTTTATGTAGGATATGTTATTAAAGAAGAACATTCTTATAATGCTGATTCTTATTGGAGAGGTGTTATTAAATCTGGTTTAGCTCACAATGATATTGCTTGGGATAATTCTGATGAAGAGTTAGCAAGTGTATTAAATAGCTCTACGAGATTTACTTATACTAAAATATAAAATTAATAATCTGATTGTTTAATTGATAATAAGATTATTAATTCATTTAATGTTCAATAGATTATAAATCATATTAATATTAAACTAAATCTTATTATGCAATTAAATATATGGCAACTAAAAGTCAGCTTAAACAATATTTTGAAACAGGTAAAATACCTACACAGGCTCAGTTTGGTGAGCTTATAGATTCTATATTTAATATTATTGGTTCACCTGATGGTAGTTTGAATATAAATGGTGATGAAAATAACATTAAACTTTCTATAAAGAATTATAGAAGTTTACATGGTGTATATATGTCTCAATTATCTGTTAGTCTTCATTTATTTTTTAATAATGATATTAAAAATGGTACAAAACCAGTTCCAGTATTTATCATATTTAGTACTGTAAATAATTTAATTAATCCTGTAAATGCTAATATTAAGTATGCTGTTCCGAATGTCACCTTACTTAAAAGTATGACAGATGATAATTTGGATTATCTCACTGCAAGTTTGGATGTTATCATTCAAAGATTTACTGCTCTTAAGATTCCATATTATGATTTAGTACCTAAAGAAAAAGAAGTAAAGAAACCTTCCATTGTAACAATTATATATATTGATTCTGATTATACCACTTATGTATATAATTGCATTATGGGTATGGGGAATATTGATTTTATAGTACCAATTTGTATTCATAGTCTTATTAAATTAAGAGATGTTGAAGATGATAATTATTCAGGTGCTATGAGTATTTTACAAAGAACTGTTTATAATCATATGACAGTAAAATCTGAATGGGAAAAGATAATGCAGTTACAAGGTTATGAAGATGGTTTAGTTATTGATGATAGCGGAGTTGCTGAAAATTTTATGAATACTATACATGCTAATTGTTATAAACAAATTCAATTAAAATAAAATCATGATTAAAGTCTATTGTAAATTCCTACCGTTCAAAGGGTATTTATGTATGACGATATTATGGTGGTTAATCATACGAACTGAACAAAAAGATAAAATTACTGAAACTGTTGAACGACATGAAACTGTTCATAGTTATCAGCAAATTACTCTTTTTATTGTAGGTTTGTTAGTTAGTATCATATTAAGTCTTACTACAAATTATTCTTGGTGGGGATTACTTGCTACTCCTGCAATTCCTTTATTAGCTTATGTTGTTAGTTGGATAGTTGAAATTATATTACCTCCTTATAACAGAGCTTATAAAGATATTTGTTTTGAAGGTGAAGCAAGAAGTTTAGAATTTGATAAAGATTTTAGAAAGAAATTGTTTCCTTTTAGTTTCTTAAAATATATTCCAAATAAGAAATATGGTGGTCGATGAAATTGATGAATGGTAAATGGAACAACTCGTAGAACCTTTTGTTGAATTATTCAATACTCATTTCGATTTATCATTTATGCTTTGTGTGAATGTTTTAACATACATACTCATTAAAGTAATAGATGATATTAATGGTGATAAATCTATTGGCACATGGACTAAACGACTGGTTATGCTAATTAGTTGTTTTGCTATTGCCGCAGGATATATAGCAGGTGGATATGAAAATACTACAATTCTTATTAATTCTGCTATTCTTGCACCAGTTGCTTGGAGTTGGATATTCAAACCGATTCTAAAAAAGATTGGTGTTGATTATAAACAAAATCATTAATTAATTAAGATTATTACTACTATGGCATGTGGTGGAAAGAAAGGTGGTAAAAAGACCACTGGTAAGAAAGTAAAGAAATAAATTGTTAGTAATATAACAATTTATATTGTTAAAGATTGAATTGAAATGGTGAGAGGTGTTACTAATGTAGCACCTCTTTTTTATAGTGAATATGGTGGGAAATCGACTATTTTAACGTATATTTGTTAGTAGCCCAATATAATATACCTATTAATATTAATCCTCTTATACGCCTATCTATGTTCGATTATACAGCTATTATAGTAGCTATAATAACATCCATAAGTACGATTGCTGGTATTTATCTAAAAGAATGGTTATTTCCTAAACGTAAAGAACAAAAACTTACTATTGAAAAAAGTAATTGTTATATAGAACTTGATAAGATATGTGCTTCTATTCGAGATACTATTCACGCTAATGCTGTTTATATTGCTTATTTTCATAATGGCGGTCATTTCATTAATGGTGTAGAAATGGATAAATACACTGTTGTTGGTGAAGATTATGATTGTTGTATAGTATCTTATAAGAAATCTTTTAAGGATGTTCTTGTTAATAATTTTCCTTATTTATTTCATAATCTTCTTGTTAGAAATCGTCATTATTGTAATGATGTTAGTAAATATAAGTTTCAAGACAGATGTTATAAAGATGAACTTGAAAGTAGAGGTATGAAGTCTGCTTATACTTTTCTTATTAAAGACCCTATTAAAGAAACACCTATTGGTTTTATTTCTCTTGAATATAATATCGTAGAAGGATTTAATCCTGATGATGAAAAATATATTTGGAAAAAACAAAATACTATTGCTAATCTTTTGAATTTAAATAAGTAAGATATGGGAACACTTAATCAATATGCAGCTCGTATTGCAAACATGGTTAATCAACCTAATAATCACGAACTTAAAGAACGTGTTAAAGATATGATTAAAACTATGTTTGCAAATCGTATCCGACAAAGCGTTGAGAAAAATGGAATAGATGATATTCTTAAACTTACCTTTATTGCTCCTGTTGAAGAGTTGAAATATAGTGATATTCTTCCTACTGAATATCGAATTGCTAATAAAATTAGATTATTAGGAACAAAGTACAAAGTTCCTACACCCGTGCGCATACAAAGTGATGCGCCTTTTGCGTTTGTAGGTGATACTGTTGGTAATGGATATATGTATGAAAGTTCTATTACATCTCTTAAACTACGTCAAAGTGGGCGTCCAACCTGCTCTCCCACCGGGTATCCACGAGCTTATATTATATTAAACGGTCATATAATTATTGCTGAAAAAGTTGGTACAAAAGATATTGATGATAGACGACCAATTAATGAAGTAATGATTACAGGTATATTTGAAAATCCTGATGAAGTTCTTTCGTTCTTTAAGAATGAAGATGGTCAAGATATTGAATTACCTTTACCTAATGATATGCTTGAAAGTATAATTCAAGAAATACTTAAAACTGAATTTGGTATTTATCCTCAAGATTTGGATATTAAAACAAATAATAATAATCCTACTATTGCTCAACGTGGTAATGGTCAAGATTAACATCATGTTTCTATCATTATGGTTGATAACGAATATTATTGGAGAGATTTCGTTAAAGAAGTTCAAATACAACTTAATTCTTTAATTAAACAATTACATCTTGCTTATGAACGACGCAATGATTGTATTTATAATATCAAAGATAATCTTGCTAAATATCAAGAAGCCGGTGTTGATGTTTCAGTAGTATTCGATATTGATAATCGTAGTAAGATTTATTTTAATAAAAAACAAGATACTCTACTTGGTACTAAACTAATGAGTTATATTCGTAGTTATAATTACTTAGTTTATGAACGTCTTGATAAACTTGATGATGATATAGAAACTCTTGCTGCTCTTAAAGAATTACCTTCTGAAATGTATACTTATATGCAAGATGAAGTTAATAATGAGATAGCTAATTTACTATGTAAAGGTAACAATTATTCTTTTGGTAGTTCCGTAGGTTACGTTTATGTTTACTATAAAAAGACAATGCCCGGTGATGTATGTAGTGTTGTCGATTGGGGTGCTACAAAAGACTTAAAAAAGAAATTATTAGAACAAGGTATTAATATACGAACTGCTGATAATCCAAATGGTATTCCTTATTTCATATATTATGATTATGACTGGTGTATAAAAGCTGTATATCATAAAGTCAAAGGTCGAATACCACAAAGTGTCTATTATAAATTCAAATTTGGTCACACAAGTAGTGCTTATGAAAATGGTGAAAAAACTATTGACAGAACACCTTTTGCAATGAAAGGTAAAACTGTTGATGAAATTGCAACAAATCGAAGACTTAATTGTTTCAATAAAATTCTTGCAATTTGTTTTAATCATCCTGACGAAGCTATTAAACTATATCGAAATAATCTTCCTAAACAAAATAATGCTTTATGATTGATAATAATATATTTATTAGTAGTGCTACATTAATTCCAGATATGTATAACGATTATAATATACAAAGTGATGACTTTGTAAGTCGTTTTCCTATTTGGGTTGCAAATGCTTTGGAAGAACTTAAATTTATTCAGGCTTATGCTAATGTAGAAAAAGATATTGAATTTGATGACCATCGTTGCCAATTACCGTGGGATTTCCGAGGTGTAATTGATGTTATTATAAATAACAAAAAAGCTGTTCTTAAAAATTCAGCTGAATTTAACAAAGATACTATTATTGAAAAAGTAACAACTATTCCGACATATACTCCTTATCCCGGTATTCCAAATGCAGATATAACAAGTCCCGGTGATAAAAATAATAGTTTTAATCATGCTCCTGTTGATAAAGAACAACCTTATTATTACATTAGTAATAACTGGATTCATACTAATGTTGATTACGGAACTATTCATTTAAGATATAGAGCTTTACCTGTTGTTTATGACAGTATTATAAATATGGATGTTCCTCTTATTTATAATAACGGCCCTCTTAAAAAATATCTTAAACTTTATGTTCTTAAACAAATGTTATTAAGGGGTTATAAACATCCGGTTGTAAGTCTTACAGCAAACAATCCTTATACAAATCCTGCGATAGAACTCGATAGAATGAGAATACAAGTTCGAGTTTCTTGTAACAAATTTAGTAACGACCGTCGAGAGAATATTGCTACTATTCTTCGTACATTAGAATAATAGAAACTATGAAAGTTTTAGGTCTTGATTTAGATAATTCACCTCATATTGCACAAGATAAATCTTTACGATATGCTAAAAATATAACTATTGATAATAAAGGTCAAAGTTATTTTAATGAAAGAGGATTTGATTTCATAGGTGAATTAGATGATATTCTTGAAAATCATCCGACAAATCGGCATATCATTCCTTATATTTATAGTGATGCCGATAATCACAAATATAATATTATAGGTACAATTCCAACTAATGTTGGTGTTGTACTTTTTTGCGTTGTAGAACACTGGAATAATGCAGATAAATCTGATTTACAAACTAACGACGCTATTATATATCTTAATCTTGATGATAATAACCCAACTGTAAAACGTTGTTTGTATAGTACATCGGGTGCATTTGGATTCAGTATTGATAGACCAATTCATGGAGATTATATATATAATTATAAAGAAAATTTGATTGTTACATTTACTGAGGGAACTGATGAATCAGCAAATGAAACAAGAATTATTAATATGACTGACCCGTTTTATGATGGTAACAATGGAGATGATACTGCGATAGGATATGACATCACTGTTGATGAAGTTGATTCGTTTAATCTTATTCCAAATGTTACTTATCCTGAACTTCAATTAGAAGTTAAAGACGGTGGTAATCTTAAAACTGGTGCTTATCAAATAGCAATCAAATATCGTCTTGATGATGGTACTTATACAAACTATTCTCCTTTGAGTACATCACTTATTGTTTGTGGTAATTACGAAGAAGATTATGCGTTAGGTATCGAAATCAATAAGAATATTACTATTAGTTTTAGAAATAGTGGTATTAAATATAAACATTGTAGATTTGCTATTGTTTATATTACTGACGAAGCTCAATTATCATATGAAACAGATGATATTTCAATTAATGGTGTAAGTACTACTCATATTGTAAGTGATGTTTCATATTTATCTACTATAAGTCTTGATGATATTTTTATTAAAAACATATCATATATTCGAGATAATACGCTTGTCAATTTCAATAATAGACTTATTAGAGGTAATGTAAAGACTCTTGATTATAGTAAACTCGATAGTGAACTTAAAGAGTTTACAGAGAACAATCTTGATGTTCAATTAAGTTGGAATCCGAGTTCTTCTTATATTAATAGCACTCGACGTTATTTCAAAAGTGGTGAAGTTTATGTTCTTTATGCTGGATATTATGATTATAAAGGTGACCTTGTAAATATTCATCATATTCCTTGGAAAGCTAATAATTATGATGTTGAAGCTTATCCTGTAGGTTCTACTAATCAAAATGCTCATAAAATTCCTTATAAATCTGAAAGTATTAGTAAGATTATAAGTCCGAGTTGGAAGAGTTTACCTGATATTGATGCTGCTGAACAAGTAGATGAAATTGCTAAAACTGGTGTTGGTAGTGAAAAACCTACAATAGCTCGTAATCGTTATTTTACTTTATACGGAGTTTCGACTGGACATACAACAGTTAAAGCAAAAGGTCGTTCTTTAACAAAAGGTAAACTGAAATTACCAAGTCTTCCATTACCGTATACAACTGAAGATTCTGAAGGTGGAGTTAATCCTTCTGATTATCAAGTTGTAGTATTAGAGATAACAAGTGAGAGTACATCAAGTCAATTAATTGGTGTTGAATGTAGTCCTACATTTGGTGGAAATAGTGTGATACCTGCTGGTATAAATTTAACTACAAAAGTTTATGATGCTACATCGGTAGTTAAACAAATTGATTCAGAAGAATCTGAAGTTGAAACTGGGTATTATGAAGTTTCTGAATCTAATCTTTTAGCATCTGATAGTAAATCTACATTTATTGGTAATACAATTAATACCAAAACTAATTTCGTAATTAATCTTGATGCAAAAGAAACTAAATATATTTTAATTGAAGCTCGATTAGGATATAAAGTTGATGGAACAACTGCTCCGACATTTAATTGGTTAACTCAATTATATTCTACTTCTTCTGAATGGAATCCTACTTATACATTAAGTCCTAATATTAATATTAAAGCTAATCTTGCTGGTAAAACAGACTTAATGAATAAATATATTAGTTCGATAGTTTATTTCTTTGTTGAACATAATATTAATAATTCTCGAATTGTTACACAAGGTTTCGCAATGCGAGATACTGAAACTAACAATTTCGGTAAGAATCAAACTTATAAAAATCCTTTTGGTGGAGATAATGCAAGATTTTATACATTTGAATATCTCTATAATAAGATAAATAGTATTCGAGGTAAACTTAAACCTCTATACTTTGAAACTGATGTTCTTAAATTTGTTAAAAATGAAGAACTTGATGATGATATAAAAGTATTTCCAGCTAAATGGAAAGGTGAAGATTTTGATGGATTTAATACAAATCCTAATGAATCTGGAACTCGATTCTTAGATGCTGACATTAATAGTCTTACTATTGATACTTCTCGTGCAACCAAAGATGTTTCGCTTGAATATATTAATGCTAATATCAGTTCTCAAAACAATATTGCTGGTGATAGTTATTATCGTATTGAAAAAGGTTTTGATGGATTTAATAAAGGTACAGATAATGAGGAATGGGCGAGAGGATATATTGCCGATTTAATTAATAATTCTGAAACACTCTATTCTGATGTTAATAATCAGAAACTTCAAATTGCATCTAATGTAATTAATATTAAAGGTTCTTCTGAAGTAATAACTCCTTTAGTTGGTGATACATTTATTGGATATATAACACTTCGAGCTACTGCTCCATCATCTGATTATCGTTATGGTGATGCTCAAGCAAAAGAATTAGACAGTAATGCTACTGTTTATCGTTGGATATTCACTGTTCCTCTTGAAAGTAAATTCAATATTCTTGCTCGATTTAGTGTTAATAACGTAGATAAATCTTTCAAATATCACGATAAACGGGGTAATGAATTACGCGAATTTTATCAATTAAGTTATCAAGTTGATAATTTCATAAATAGTAGTGTTGGTAAAGGTTATTCTCCTGTTTACAATGAGAATGGAATTGAAACATTTACTTATTTTGAAGAAATTCCCGGAACTCAAGACCATCCTTATCGTATAATTCGTAGTCAATTACAGAATGCTGAAAATGCTAATCTTAATTGGCGATTATTTAGAAGTGATGATTATAAAGATATGCCTTTTAATCGAGGTGAAATTATCGCATTAAAAACTGACAATAAAAATCTTTATATTCAACAAACATACGGTTTGCATTTATTGCAACTTCGTGATACACTTTCTAATACTGATGAAGGTACTTCGTATTTAGGTACAGCTGATATATTTAATATGGAACCTCAAGAGGTTACATATAGTCCCAGTGGTTATATAGGTTGTCAAAGTTATTTTGATACTCATGTTAATGTTATTGGTTATTTTGTTATTGATGCAGTTCATAGGCGTATCTTTAATATCAATGGAGATAAAGTAAGTAATATGACTGCGCTCAATGCTCTTAAGTGGTTTGACGGTAATCTTATAAAAGATGTAGTTAATCCGTTTAAAAATAATGGTAGAATTTGGGCATTTAATGAAGATACTAATATCTTATATTTAGTCCAAAATGTTAATAACAAACAGTTCACAATTAGTTTTAGTCCTGTTGCTAATGCTTGGATTTCATTTCATGATTATAATCCTATTGTAGGTATTACCAATCGAAATGGATTATTCTGGTTTGATAAACATGGCATTTATGCAATATCTAAAAATAATTATGGTCGATTCTTAAAAGATGATAATAATAATCAACTTGTTAAAGAATCATATATTAAATTTATTCTTAACGACAATAGTAATTATAATAAGTTATTAAATAATATCGCTTGGAAAGATAGAGTTGATATTGTTAATAATTTGTTACCTACTCTTAATGAATTTTATAAAACTATTAATGCTATATTGGTTCATAATGATGACCAATGTACTGGTTATAAACTTGTTAAATTTAATGATATTTGGTATAATGGTACAACTGGTATTAATAAAGTAAATCTTTGGAGATTTAATAATGTTAATGATATACACAAACAAATACCTTTTATGATTACTGATTTAGTTGTAGATGAATCTGCATTAAAACGTAAAGCTAAATGGTATGATGTTAATAAGTTCATTTGTCAATATGTTTATTGTATAATGAAGTTTAATAATAGTGATAATAACAGACTTTGGGAACTTATTGATGTTAATCCTGAATGGATTCTTGATAATCGTAATAATCAAAGATAATTTGTAACAACTTGTGCGGCTCGGCCTTCGGCCTCGCTCCCCGGTGGGGCAGGAGGTTGCACGCCCACTTGTCGTGTTACTCAAACTTTTAATGGTATGTCTAATCGTAAAGTTAATCCTGATAGTCTTCGTCAAGTTACTCGTTATATTAATGAGTATTCTCAACATATTTGGGATAACGAATTGACTGGTGATAAAGAATTTGTTCGTGTTAAAGAAAATGGTAAACTTAAAACTGTTCGTTCACGTTCAAAAGATGGTAAATATTATTATCCTTATCCCTCGTATGAAGGTGGTGATGATACTATTGGCCCCGGTTTTAAGTTAAATGATACTTCTGATTTTACTAAATCTGTTAAAGCGAAAGGTAAAGCAACAAGAAAACAAATTGATGCTGAATTGAATCGTCGTATGGCGAAAGCCTACAATGATGTTCGTGATATTTATTCTGAGAAATATGGTATTGATGATTTCAATACTTTACCTCAGCCTATTGTTAATCTTATGTCTAATCTTGCATATCGAGTAGGTCGAACTGGTTTTAGACAATATAAGAAATTGTTAAAAGGTGCTAATGAACGTAATACAGATAGTATTATTAAAGAATATACTACTGGTAATAAAAGAAGAGATAAATCTGAATTAGAAATATTTAAAACTAATAGTTCTAATGATTATGATATGATTAGAAATAAATTATTTTCTAATTTTAATACTGATGATAATCCTGATAACTATGTTGAAGATATGAGTAAAACTAATCGTAAAAAATATAATTTCGGTGGTATTCGTTCTACACACGATGCTACTGCTGATTATTTAGGAATGGCTCGTGATTCTGGTAATAGATTTTTCGGCAATGGTATAATTGATATGCTTTATCATGGTGGGACAAATGATGATACTGGAATCCCAGTTAAGAACTATGTAGATAAGTTGATTGCTAATGATAAACTTATCTATGCAAATATGCAGAACAAAATCAATAATGAAGTTTTAACTTCTCGTGGTATTACTGCTAAATTCGGTGGACTTGTTGGAACTCCTCGTAGGAAATTTTATTGGGGTGGAACAAGTATTAATGACCCCGGTAGTGTTCAATGGGGTACGCAAGTTCAAGCCAGTGATATTGATGAATCTAAATATAGTGCTGATGGTGAAGGTATCGTAGGTGGTAGCGCTTTAAGTGGAGCTGGAACTGGATTAGGAATTGGAGCTGCTGTTGGTGGAACCGCGGCGCTTGCTACTGGTGCAGCTGCTGGTTCTTGGCTTGGCCCTATCGGTGCTGGTATCGGCGCATTAATTGGTGGCATTGTTGGTCTGTTTACTGGGCGTAAGAAAAAGCGTCAAGAAGAACGTCGTCGTCAAGAACTTTTAGCTGAACAAGCTGAAATGGAACGTCAGCAGACTTTGGGTAATATGCAAGATAAAGTTGAAAATGATGTTGCAACTATTCGACAAAGTAATCTTGGCAATTACTCCGAAGGTACAGGATTTTATGCTAAATTAGGTGGAATGGTTGGTCGTAGAAAGTTAAACACCGGCGGTCAAGTAGTTCCTAATTCATCTAATAGTGTTGTTGCTTATGGTCAAACACATGAACAATATAATCCTGCTACTGGTGAAACTGGAATCATATATGGAGATTCGGAAATTGAAGGCGGCGGCGCTAAAAATGGTCGAATGTATGCTGGTGAAGTTGTTCGTGAAACTCCTGAAGGTGGTCAAGTATTTAGTGATACGATTAAAGTTCCCGGAACAAATCGTACTTTCGCTGATTACGCAAAGAAACTTACTGATATGAAAGGTAAAAAAGAAGCTCAAGTTATTCAACTTGCTGATGGAGTTACATTATCTTTGTCTGCATTAGATAAGAGTAAAACTAACAAATTACAAACTGGAACAAATGTTCGTAATATTGAAAAGTTAGTTTACAGAATGAATAAAGCTCGTGGTGAATCTGAAGCTATTGATGCTAAAACAGAGGATTTGTTTGAAGCCCAAGAACTTTATGCTACTGCTTTAGGACTTCGTAATGATGCTCCGGTTATGCGTTGTGGTGGAATGGTAAGAAAGAAAAGACCTTTTGGTGGATATGTTTCACCTTATAGTCTTACTGGAGTTTCAGCTCCTAAACTTACTACTTTACCGCCGATTCAAACTACTGCAAGTGCTGGCGGTGGTTCTGCATTTAAGTTCGGATTTAATGAATTTGGACTTGGTATGAATCTTGCTGGTTCACTGTTTGGAATTATAGGTAACGCTCTTAATACTCGTGCTAATCGAAAAGCTATTGAATTTGAATCTACGCTTCATGTTCCGAAAGGTAATAAAGTAGATACTGTTCAATATAGTACAGATTATGATATAAGTGAGGAATTACAAGAACTTGGTACACAAGAACGTAGAGCTGCTCGATATATTACTGATAACACAAGTAATGTTCAAACAGCTCGAAATAGTGTAGCAAATCTTGCAATTAATGCTCAACTTGTTCGAAATAAACTGTACGGAGCTAAGAAAGATTATCAACGTCAAAGATATGATTTGAATAGGCAAGAACGAGTTAATGCTCGAAATGCTAATAATCAAATTATGTATCAAGACGCTATTAATGAATATAATAAAGCTGTCGGCTTGAATCAACAGTTAATGGCAGTCAGAACGCAAGGATTACAAGGAATGTTACAAGGAGTTGAAGGTCTTGCCGGGGCAGTTAATAATTACGCAAGTGCCCGCTTATATGAAAAGTTATGGCCTCGTGGAGTAACTAATCACATGAGAAATGGTTTTGCTTGCGGTGGTCTTGCAAGACGTAAAAGAGCTTAATGTAGTGCGTGATATATCGGATTATTCTTTTATAGGATAGTCCGATATTCACGATTTTTTGTATATTTGTAATGATACAAATAGTGGTACAAACACGCGCGACAAGTGGGCGTGCAACCTCCTGCCCCACCGGGGAGCGAAGCCGCTGGGCGAAGCCCAGCAGGCGGAGCCATACGAGTTACAACTAATTTACAAACTAATCATTATAAAATTATGGCAGAAATTGCAATAGGTCGATACGATACTAATACATTAAAAACTCCACAATTACAAGATTATGGAAGTGTATATGCTGCTGTTGGAAATGCTTTGAATCAAAAGTATTACCAAAATCGTGAAGCTTATATTAATAGAATTGCTAATCCTTTAAGTCAAATTAAGGCAACTTCTCGTGGACAAAAAGTTCTTGATTCTGAAAGAGCTAAGATTGTTGAAGGTGCTAATGAATTTAAGGAACAAGATAATTGGTTTGCAGCAGATGATTATATTTATAAACAAACTGAGAATATTCTGACCAATGAAGGTCTTAAAGCTGTTCAAGCTGATTACGCTTTAGAACAGCAATATATAGAAGATTTGAAAAAGAGTGATTGGGATACTCAAAATCAAAATGCTTTCCTGCTTCGTAGTCGTTTACAATCTTCTGATATTGTTTATGATGCAGAAACTAATACTGTTGTAAGCGGTGGTTTTAACGGAGTTCAAATCGGTAAAAAATTCGATGTAAATAAATATCAAAAAGACGTATTTGATATTCTTTCAAAAGCTAAAGCTGATAAAGTATCATTTGAAAACCTTGTTACTAATCCTAATATGATACGTCAGTATGGATTAGATGTTGCAACAGGTTTTGATGGTGAAAAGTTAGCAAGTCACTTTGTTAAAACTGGTAGTGAAAGAGAAGGTATCACAGAACAAGAGATTATGAGTTATGCTATGTCATTACTCAAATCTAATCCTGATTATACTAATTATCTTACTACTATTTGGCAGAATCAAGATGCTCTTACTCGATTTGTAAAAGATGATAGTTCTGCTGGTGGACATTTAAGAGATTACGAATTAGGAGATTATGCTCCTTTATTTGCTGGTAATCCTACAATGTTTGCTCTTAATGGTTTAGGTATTAACGTAAATGAACTTGGTGCTCCTACAAAAGACGGTAAGTTTACTGTTAATTCTAAATTACCTGCTGAAGTTAAAACTTTGTTAGATACTGTTAATAAAGAATATGGTGTTAATGTTCTTGATATATTACAGAATAAAGCTCAAGTTCCACCTGAACTTATTCAAGCTGGTTTACAGAATTATGTAGATAAAATGTTTGAAAGTTACGCTAAGGGTGTACTTGGAGCTACTGATGATATTGAGAATCTTGATAGAACAGCTTTTACACAAAGTGTTTTGTCTGGTCAATTTATTAACAATAATATTCAAAGTTTAGCTGGTGCTGCCGCAGGTTTATATTCTTATCAAGATATTAAGACTACGGTTGGTTTAATTGCTAATCCCGGTTATACAGCTTATGTTAAAGCTCGTGCAAAAGGTAAGCAAAAAGAACTTGAAACTCTTCAACAATATGCTCCGTATCTTGATACATTAAGTGGTTTTGAAGTTACTGGTGATAGTGTTGCAGAAAACATTAATCGTCGTAATGAAATTACTGACCAAATGACTAAACTTTCAAATTCTATGAATCAGATATTTACATCTGATGAACTTGGAATTTTAGGTCTTAATCCGGGAAATGGTAATATTGTTAAAACACTTAATATTTCTACTGCTGAAAGATTAGTTGATTCAGCAGGTCTTGACGAAGAAACAGCAGCCAATCTTAAAGGTAAACTCTTACAAGTTCAAACTGCTCAACGTAATTATAATAATCTTCAAGCTAAACTTCGTTCTGACGAAATTCAACTTAATTCTGTATTTGATACTTGGAATAAACATCGAGATAAGATTGAAGGTGGTATAGGTTGGTATAGAGTTAATAACGAAGAAGCTAAGATTATTCTTGATAACAGACTCGATAGTTATGATAAATACGTTGATTATATAAATCAAAATTATAAAGAACTTTATAATCCTGAAACATATAGTAGTACTTGGGTACGAAAAGATGGTGTAACAACTGGAGCTAAATATCTCGGTGATATGCTGACAAAAGAAGAGTTTGAATCTACTCTGTCTAATGCAGCAGATAATGTTTCAAATCGTTATCGTAAAGCTATTGCTGATGCACCTCTTGAATTTACAGCAACTCGTGATATTATTGCTAATCCTTCAAGATTCCAACAAAATTACATGGCAGCTGCTATGGTAAATTGGAAAAAAGGTGCTGGTAATATTAGCGTTGTTCAAACTCCGTCTGGAGAAGGTATTGGTCTTACTGGAATGCAATTAGCTAAGTACATGAACTTTGATGCGTTCCCTACTTCGACTACTATTAATTCAAAAGGTACAAGTGTAACTCGTCAGAGTAATGCTACTAAAAATTCTAAACCTCTTTCGGGTAAAGAACTTGGTCTTGATTATGATATTTATAAGACTGAAGTTAGTCCGATTGCTAATGGAATTGCAGCTCGTGAAGGCCGTAATGAATATGCAATTACTCTTTTCGATGAAACTGGTGCTGCTCGTGGTAATATTATTTTCTCTGAACAAGTAGACCCGTCTACTATTGCTCGTCAAATTCTTGATAATTATCGTAATATTAAACCTTATGCTAAAATTGGTGGTGAAGGTTTACAACGTAGTGCTGGAATGATTGAATCTCAATATGCTTCGGGATTTATTGATTTTAATACTACTGGTGCTAACAATAGTCCGGCTGTTGCAAATATCGCAGACCTTCAAAGAACTGTTGATGATTTAGGTAAAGTTGAATATGATTTGAATATTCACGAACCTTTCTATAATAGTATTGACGGTAATAGTCGTAAGGTTGAGATTGGTAGAACAACACAAGGTTATTATATAAAAGATATTAGTGGATTGAAATATCCTGATGGTTCTGTTCATTATGGAGAGTTTGGATATAACTCAATTCCAAATAGTCTTTATACAATTAAAGGTATAACTCCTAACAATATTCAATATTATGAGAACATAAATGAAGCATTAAAGCCTATCACAGAATATATTTTAACTCAATATGGAATTATTCTTGATATGCAAGAAGCGGCTGAGGCTATTCAAATGAATAAAATAAATAATGCTAATATAGGATATTAAACTATGCCAAATTTAACAGATATTAAGATTCCTATTACAGGTTCGAAAGCTCTTACTCCTTCTGAAACACAAATTCAAGGAGTAGGAGCTACTCCTGTTTTACCGTATAGTATGCCGGAGCCTGAACATGCTCGTGGTGCAAAATTATCAGCTATTAGAAAATTCAATATTTCTGAATATGAAAATATATTAGGTCGAGGTCAAGTTAATCCTAATCTTGATTTAAGTGTTCTTAATGAAAATAGAGCACAAAATCAAAGTGGTTGGTATTTAACTAAAAATGCTATTGGTCAATTAGGAACTACTATTCTCGGTGGTACTATTACTGGTATTGGTAGTATTCTTAATTTCTTTCCTACTACATATCGTGCTATTAGTCAAATATGGGATGATAATGCCAAATATAAATGGGACAAAGCTATCAACGAAGGTCTTGGTTCTGAATGGCAGAGAATAGGTAAAGATATTGAAAATTGGGGTCGTAAAGCAATGCCTATTTATCAAACAGAACAAGCTCAAAAAGGTGGTTTTGCTGGTGGTATGGGTGATGCTACTTGGTGGGCAAGTATGTTTCCTACCGTAGGTTCTGCAGCCGCATCTATGCTTCCTGTTATTGGACAAATGCGAGCTTTACAAGCTGTTGGTAAATTAGGAACAATGATTAACGGTGTTGGTCGTTTAGGTTCTACATTGAATAAAGCAGGTCGTGCATTACAAAATCCTTATACTCAACAGATAATTGGTACTTTATACGGAGCACATCTCGATAGTATGGAAGAAATTGTTCGTGGTTATGATGAACAATATCAATATGCTCTCGATTTAGGTTTCAGTGAAGATGATGCTCGTAAGTTTGCATCTATTTATGCTTCTGAAAGTTACAATGATGCTTGGGCTTATGGAGTATTATTTAATGCTATTGAACTTAATAGTATGCTTCGTGGTATTAGAGAAGCTCCAGTTAATAGTATTTCTATTGAAAAAGGTTTAAGAAGTAATATAAAAGGTCTTGCACAACAAGGTAAGACTTTTGTTTTAGATAGTGAAACATCTAAACTTAATCGTAAACTTATTCCGAGTGTTGGACTTCGTAAAACAAAAGATTTCTTTTCTGTTGCTTTATCTGAAGGTCTTGAAGAGATGCGAGTTGATATGGCACTTAATGAAGGTGTCGTTGCCGCAAAGAAAGAACTTGGAATTGAAGATGAAACTGCTGATTTAACTCCGTTAGCTCGTATGGGAAGACTTGTTGAACAAGCTTCTTCATGGGATAGTTTTATTTGGGGTGCTATTGGTGGTGGTGTAATGTCTGCTGGACGTAGTGGTGTTACACGAATACTTAATGGTAAAGCTCAACAAGAAGCTGAAAATAAGCGAGCTACTAACATTATAAATGGTATTCAAGATACTGCCGCAGCTATTGCTGATTTTGACGGTGATATGAATATTAAAGTAACTGAAACACCAGTTTTAGATGAAGCTGGTAATCAAGTTATGAATAGTGATGGTACTCCGAAAGTTAATAGAACTATTACTGACCCTGCTTCAAGTTTACTTGTTGGTATTATGGGTAGAATTGGTTCTGCTAATGGATTCAATTATGCTGTTGAATATTTTGATGAATTAAGTAAATTATCAGATGCTCAACTTGAAGAAGTTTACGGTGCTAACAAACGACCTGTCGTAGATGCTCTTCGTAGAGAATTTACTATTATGCGAGATATTCATGCTCGTAATATGGGTTTAAGTTGGGGTAATCCTTTCGACAATGTTCTTAAAGTTCAGGCATCAACTGATGATTATTTACTTGATTATTATCGTCGTCAGTTAGCTATTGTTGATACTGATATTCAAACTTTCGATATTGAGGCTTCTAATCTTCGTAAACAACGAGATGAAGCTCTTAGAGCTATTGATAGTAAACTTCATAGCTTAAATGTAGAAAAGATTGTTCTTGAACAAGAACGTGAAGAACTGCAAAAAGTTATTGAAGATTATAAAACTCAACTTGAAGATAAAACTCGTAATAAAGCAATTAGTACACTTAAAGGTAAACGTACTCGATTAGTAAATAAGATTAAAACTATTGAAGATACAATCAATGGTTTACAATCTCAAATTGATGAGTTAAATACTTATATTGCTAATCAAGGTGCTATTAGTACAAAACAACCTAATCGTAAAGCTCGTAAACCTTATCTTCTTGAAATTAAAAATAGTAAGAAATCTATTTTAAGTCTTCAACAACAAATTGCAAATGCTCGTCAAGCTATTGCAGAATTAGAAGTTGGTAAACTTCAATATGAACAAGAACTTGCTATTCATAATGGAGAAATTGCTGATACTCGTAGGAAGATTGAATTATTTGAAAATGATTTAACTGATTACGATACAAGACTTAATAGAATTAATAGCGATATTGCAGAACAGAGTGAACGTGAAAATAACAATGTAGCTGAATATAATAAAGCTGCAAAACATTTGCGTGAAACTCGCAATAACAATAATCAAACATATAAATCTCTTGAAGAAGCTCGAACTCAACTAAGTATGGCTGTAATGGCTCTCGAAGAAAATGTTAATAATCGAGATGAGATTATGGCTGAACGAAGTAAGTTACTTAAAGAGGTTTATGATAAACAAGAAGAGATTGAAAAAGCTAAAGATAAAGTAGAAGAAACTACTGAAATTACTAATCAAGAAGCAAGTAAAGAACCCGAAAATGTTACTACCGAGGTGCTAACAGACAGTAACGGGATTTCGTACTCTCTCGATGACAGCGAGGCCCCAAATACCGTCGATATTAAAAATAAGGTATATTCGGTAGGCTCAAAATTTAATGTCGCAGAATCGCCCAAAACCGTGCAAAGAATCGAGGTCGTAACCGACGACGAAACCGATTTTAGTGCTGTAATGGTTACTATAAAAGATGATGCGACTGGTAAGGAAGATACATATTCTGCAAAAGAACTTGCAGGTATGGATATTACTGAAATTCGAAGTGAAGTTCAAACTAAATTTGATGCTATTTATAAAACACTTTATAGTATTCAAGATAAACTTTCAGCAGATAAATTTGAGAATCATTATTTAGATACTATTATAAATCTGTATAAAGAATTATCTGATTCTAATAGTGATATTTATAAAGCATTATTATCTCCTATTGATAATACTGAACTTAATACGTTACGAACTAATATTATTGGTAATTTTATTGGTTGGATAAATGAATATCAACCTACTGAAATTAGTAATGAAAATTTAGAAAAAGCTAATCGTGTAAAACAGTTATTATCAGATAGCAATATCCGTATTGCAAATAATCTTAAATCTAATCTTTTCAAAGATTGGATTTGGAATCTTTACGGTGGTGATATAGTTGGTTATAGTGAAGAGAAAAATGCTAAAATGCGTGAAGCTATTGCTGACTATATTGCTAACGTTGCTAATGTTCTTAACAATAATTATACTATAACTGATGGTAAATTAACTCTTAAGAATATTAATGTAGACCATAATGTAATTCGAGCACAAATTGAAGGTCTTACTCAAATTAAATTTGAAAATCTTAATAGTAATTTTGATACTGTTAGATATTCAAATTTCTATCATAAGATAACTCTATTCAAAAATAGTATTATTAATGAAGTAGCTAAAAGTACAACTGAATTTTACAAAACTAATATCGCATATATTAATAGTGTGATGAATAGATTTATTAGTAAAATTCGTGCTATTAGACAAGATGAAGATAGTCCGTTACATGATGCTCTTGTAAATGATGATGGCTTTGGTAGTCAAACTTCTAAAATTATGGAATTTGCTACTGCCGTAAATAATTTAGCAAAAGAGTTTTTAGAATATGGTGCTGTTCCTAATCTTCCTGCTCGTACAAGACTTCATACATTAGCTCAATCAATTCAACCTTATTTGGTATCTGATGTTGATGTTTTGAATCTTACTGGTGTGGATGTTATTACTGCTGTTCGTCAAAGTAATGTTCTTGATTTATTAAGAAATGCTCGAATGGCTTATTCTATTCTTTCGAGATATTATAATTTTGAAAGTGGTACTGAATTAAACGATGATGTATCTATTCTTAATAGTCTTGATGTACTTGCTAACAGTGTTTCTGACTTTATAGATGATGCTGAATCAAGAGATGAGTTTAATACTAATGACTATCGTTATTATATTAGTGATTCAATGCGTAATGCTCTTGATGCTATTGAAAATACTATTGTAAAACTTGATGGTCGTCAGATATTTACTGATAATCACGTTTATACTTACGAAGATATTCTTGATTCTATATATCAGCAAACAGATGGTCGTAATGATGTTATCAAATATTATGAACCTATCTGGTATGCACTTAAATATTTTAAAAATGATGTAAATGTTAATACAATATATCAACAAATGAGTAAGAATGGTGTTCCACAAGAACAACTTGATGCTCTTAAACGTTTGTTTGATATTATTAATAAACGAATTGCTAATCCTATTCAAACAACAGACGGTGCTTATCTTGATAGTAACTTAAATCTTCGTGGTAAGTTTTTAAGTGATTTCTTCAAAACTCATATTCAACGTGAATTTGAAACTAATGGTTTCAAAGGTTTACGTCGTCTTACACCTGAAGTTTATAAGATTATCACAAGTCCTGAATATTATAATCCTAAAACTCGTGTTATTAAAAACAACATTACAGTTAATGGTGTTAAATTCAAGGCTACTGAATTATTTGATGCTTTAAGAACTTTACACGAAGGTCAGGAATTTGAAGTTACTTATAAAGATGGTAATGTCGATGTCAATTTAGATGTAAATGGTAAGAAACTATTAATTGAACGAATTGGTTTAGGTGATAGTGAAACTTATCATGGAATCCAATTAGGTAGAATTGATGAAAGTGGAGTTAATCAATATGATTCTGCTTTTGGTAATTCTTATGGAACATCTAAATTTGTAGATACTATTATCAGAAAAGCTGGTGGAAGTGATACAATATTTAACTTAACAAAAGAGTTTTATAAAGTATATACTGAAGCCTTAACTCGTGAACAACAAACATCTGATTCAGTTGTTTCAAAACTAAAATCAATTATTAAAGAATTAGATAAATATGGTAATACATCAAAAACTGAACATTCTGAAATAATCAATGCTTTTATTGGAGCTATCCAATATAATACCGAAATCGAAGGTGTTAGTCCTGAAGCGTTTGATATTGAAGGTCTTGATTTAAATAAGGTTTATTATCTTATTAGTCCTATGTTCTATAACGTAAGACTTAAAAATCTTAATGATTATGTTCGTTATGGACTTAGAATCAAGAACGCTTATCAGAATCTAAATATTAAACTCGGAAATGACTTTATTCAAAGTCAAAAACTTGTTACTGAAATTAAAGAAAAAGGTTCTGCAATTTTAGTATTAAAAGGTATTAATAAATCTCCTATTACATTTGCCGATTCAAATGGTTATCGAGCTAATGTAAATGAAGAGATGCAACGTACTGTTACAGTTAATGGTAAACCTGCTGTTAATATTATTCAACGTCAGCCTAATGCTGATGGTTTAATGTTAGTTTCATCACTTACTACTGATACTGCATTTAATAATCCTATTGTTGAAGATAAAATTACTTCATCAGATAGGCATTTCCAAATGTATGCTGAAATTCAAGCTAATGCTGGTGAAAATGGAAAAAGTTATGTTCCGTTACATCGTGGTAATTTAGCAAGTGATGTTGCAGATACACCGTTTAATGTAGCTGCTATGGAATTTGTTACTCAAACTATGAGTGATATTATTTCAGATGCTACGTTTACATCTCTTCCGACTGATGCTAAATCTGGTCTGTATACTCTTGTAGATGATACTAATAAGACTCGAACTAAAGCTCATAATGCTAATATTCGTAGTCGATTAGCTCCTTTGTCAGAAGCTATCATTACAAGTTATAATCGTGGAGTTCCGGGAGCTGAATGGTTTAACATTAGTTCTCTTTACGAAAATACAGACCCTGCTACTGGAAAAACTCGTTATATTAAACATTTAGATTTTCAAACAGTTGTTCGTAAAAAGAATATACTTGGAAATGGAATAAGTTATATCAATAGAATTAGTATTGAATATACTAAATCTGGTGATAAATTTACTCCTGTTAAACTTCGATTAAGTCGTAGAGTAATTCCAGTTAATAGAACTACTTCAAAAGTTCGTATTGCTAAGAGTCCTTTTACAGCACGAGAACTTGCTCAATTAAATGGTATTATTGAAAAGAGTAAATCTAACAAAGGAACTTACGCTGTAATTGATTTGCAAGCAAGAGGTATTACTGGTAAAGATTTAACTGATTTACTTAATCATAATCTATTCCGTAAACTGTATGGTAATATGCAACGTAGTGTTACTACTGCATTGCAAGACAACCATTACACTTATGGTGTTAAAACAGATGATGGTTATGCAGCAGTTAAAGGTCAATATAAATCTAAAATACTTGATTGGGCTAAACAACAAGGTATCGTTGATAAATCTGTTTCTTCAACATTTGATTCGATGCAAGATTTTATTCTTGACACCGGCGCTTTAACAACAAGTGTTATTGGAATTAGAGATACCAATGGTAATGTTGTTACCAATTATACTATTGATTCTATTCAACCTGCTATGTTCTTTGAACTTAAATCTGAAAGTTCTGATAATCCTATTCGAGAATCAGAAGATATGACGAAAGAATTTGCTGTTAAAGCAATTACAACATTAAGTTCAATGACAAGTGATACTGAAACAAACTGGTATCAAAAACTTGTTAATATTACAGATGATAAAGTAGCAGGTCTTAGAGTATTAGGTGTTATACCTAATTTTGTATCTGAAGATGTTGCTAACAGAATCGCTGAATTATATGATAGAATTTATACTGATGGTAAAACTAATTTCAGTATTAAGAAACTATCGAGTAAACAAGATTTCATAATTGCTCAATATGATAAAGGTACTGAAACTATCGTTATCAATAGTAATAAACTTACTAAACATGATTTTACTGCTACTGATTTAGGTGTTAATATTACTCATGAATCTCTTCATAAGTATTTTGAACAACAAGCTAATTCTAAAGAATTATACGATAAACTTGCTACATTAATTAGCGATATTAATGACACTGCATTTAAAGTTGATTCTAAAGAATTTAATGCTAAATATAAGAGCGATTTAACTGAACTTGAACTTGGTTATCTTCGTACATATCTTAAAATATTAAGTGAAACTCCTGCTGAAATAGTTACTTATACTTTTACAAATAAACAGTTTGCTAATTTGGCAAATAGGATTATTGTAGAAGAAGCTCCGAAGATTAAGAAACGTAAAAGTCTTTGGGATAAAATTATTGATGCAATTCTTTCTGTTATTGGTATAGATACAATTACAGATAATAGTTTACTTAATAATGTACGAAATATAGTAATTAATAGTTTGGATAGTGTGAATAGCCGACGCGCAAAAAGTCCGACCAATGGGCGTGCAACCTCCTCTCCCACCGGGGAGCGGAGCGCTGGGCGA